ATATTAACGACCATAAAAATCTTTGCGGCAGCCCCGGTCGCATTCACATATAAATAATCATTAAAGTTATTGATGTTCGTAAACGTGTTGTTACCCGAGAATGTGACATCTCCAGCGATAGTGGCAAAAGTATTCGTACCTGAGAATGTGTTGTTTCCTGAGAATGTATCAGCACCTGAGAATGTGACATCTCCAGCGATAGTGGCGAAGGTATTCGTACCTGAGAATGTATTGTTACCTGAGAACGTATCAGCACCTGAGAATGTGACATCTCCAGCGATAGTGGCGAAGGTATTCGTACCTGAGAATGTATTGTTTCCTGAGAATGTGTTGTTTCCTGAAAATGTATTTGTACCCGAAGTGGTCAGCGTGCCAGCAAAAGTGACATCTCCTGCCATGGTCACATAAAACAAAGGGGTGGCGGTACTAAGATCATAAACTTCAAAGGCATATCCCTGGTTATTATCTAGGACCCACCAAATACGGTCTTCAAAGTTTGATCCAGTAGCACCCGCAAATTGTATTTGGGAAGTGGAATTAAGAGCCATACCTACGTTCATAAAGACATTATTAGCGGCTGCATTTGCATTCGCGTTTATAGTCCCATCAAAATCATTGAAAGACGTGAAAGTATTATTGCCTGAGAACGTATTATTGCCTGAGAACGTATTCGGGAGTGTGAATGTATTGATACCTGTGAACGTATAATTGCCTGAGAATGTGACATCTCCAGAGATAGTAGCAGTATTAAAAAATTGAACATCTCCTGCATCAGTTACACCAAACAAAAAGCCGTTGCTAATAAGATTATAAACTTCAAAGGCATATCCCTGGTTATTATCCCTTACCCACCAAATACGGTCTGGATAGTTTGCTCCCGTAACGCCTTGAAATTGTATTTGGGAGGTGGAATTAAGAGCCATACCGACGTTCATAAAAACAGCATTGGCAGCTGCGTTTGCATTCGCGTTTGTAGTCTCGTCAAAGTTATTCGTACCCGAAAATGTATTGTTACCCGATAACAATGCATACCCCGCCAGGTTGATTCCCGATTGTGGCTGTGCTGCATACAGAATCGTACTCGTTCCGGTAGATCCCGGATCCATGTCGAGTGTACCGATAACAGTTCCGGCAGCCGCTGCCGTTGCTGCAATCGCATCCACTCCGTTCCAATCTCCCAAGACCGGTCCGGTCCCTATCTGGAGATCGACGGAAGTCGTGGTATTGACATAAATATCCAGATTTGTAGTAGATGTACCGGATGTCCTGATTCTGGCTTGTGTGATGGGTAATCCCAACGTGCCATAAATCAGCACCAGCGATCCGTTCCCGCCGGTTGCATCGACCGATACATTGAAGGTCTGGTTTCCCGGTGTTCCTCCGGAAAGGACCGAAACCACGCAAGTAAATGTCGCTTGATAGGATGCCGAAACGCTGTTGTCGTTGGTTGCAACGGTATACCACCCACTGGATGGAACGGTAGCCTGTATAATTGTTACGCCGCTAGACATAAAATACTCCCAAAATTAAATATTACCCTATTTTCCACGTCATTCCGCCCGCTTTCTCGAATAACGCGCAGGTTGTGGCATTGTCGTCCACCAATAATACTCCGGAACCAGCATAGTCTGCCTTATGTTTATAACTGTCTACCAATACGAGGGGAAAGTCTCCCAGGTTTTCCCGCACCCAATCAAATTTGTTTTTTGCTACCACATCCTGCAATTCTCCTTTTGCACCCACTGACAACAAAACCGGATCGGGATCCCAGAGCAATACATGATTCCATACCTGTTTGGCCCACGGAGTTTTACCCACTTTCCTGAAGGTCGGTTTCCCCACGGCATAATCTTCCCACACCAATTTCCAAAATTCCTTTTTGGATATGCATCCCGGAACATCGAAACGAATTTCCACTCCCCAATTGTTGCGCGCATACCCCGCCAGATCGGCGAGAACGCCATCCATATCACAATAAACCTTCTTGACCGTACCGGAAGCAAACTGTGGGACCGCTAATCTTTGAGACATGGTATGTTCCATGTGAAACATTGAATTTCATTATATTTCAGATGACTTGAAAAATCAAGCCGTTTGTGCTATACTTCTCAACCTGATGATTTACATATTTTTGGTGCACCAACTTCTGCACATGTGGCAAGGAAACTTCGCCTGTAAAATAGCCTCGCCAGACCATCTCTGTTATACCGCGCAGGCCGTCATCATTGAAGAATCGTCCAATTGCAGGCATCGCTACGGTGATGACGGCAAGAGCCTGGGATGTATGCAGGTCAGCCTGGGCGCAACCCGCCGGATTTTTCCTGATTTTCCTATCTCCGAATGGCGTTTGCTGGCGACCGACGACGGTCTGAATATCTCTCTCGGAACCCGCTATTTATCCCTCTGCATGGTGTGGATGAAATCATGGAAAAGGGGATTGGTTTGCTATAACGCCGGACCCTCCTTTGCACGCAGTCTGACCCCATGGGAAGTCTCCCATTTTCCCTATGTCATAGCAATCATACGCTATGTGCATTTGCTCGAACGGATAGAACCGGGAAAACCATGAAAATATAATGACTTACAAATTTAAACTTTCGAACACTTGACAAACACTCCCAACTAGTGCATACTGTTTTTGCATCAACTACATCGGAGACGCTCATTATGCTTATTGATTTCAGACTCACCAACTACCGCTCTTTTCACGAAACCCAGACCCTTAGCATGGTCGCCGTCTCAGGCAAGGAGCACGAGACCACCAACCTTTTTGCATCGGGTTCGACAGTCGCACTGCGACTGCTACGTTCGGCCATCGTATATGGCCCAAACGCCGGGGGCAAGACCAATCTCGTGCGCGCACTTCAATTCATGCAGGGCATGGTTTTGAATTCCGCGACGCAAATTCAGGAAGGTCAGAAACTGAACGTGCAACCATTCCTGTTCGGAACGGAAGCACACGATCAACCTACACGATTTGAAGTGAACATTATGGAGGAAAGCGGGGAAGGGGAAATCCGATACCAGTACGGTTTCAGTCTGACATCCGAACGAGTTATCAGTGAATGGCTCTTCGCCGCGCCGAAAGGGCGTGCAAAACTGATTTTCCAGCGTGAATACGAACCCGAAACCGGCAAGTATCAATGGGACTGGGGCGCATCGTTTGTTGGCCGCAAGGAGGATTTGCGCGATAAGACGCGTGCCAATGGCCTGTTTCTCTCGACCGCCGTCCTGTTCAATAATGAGCAGCTTCGGCCGGTTTTCATCTGGTTCCAGAATCGACTTGCCATTATTCCCGACAATGCGCTCATCATGCTGGGACACACGCTGGGAATGTGCACCACGGATAATGATAAAGCCGACATCATTTCGTTTTTCCGCGATGCCGACATCTCGATTACGGGCGTTTCTTTGGACAAGCAACCCGTAAAAAAGGTGACTATCGCTTTTGATCTTGTGAGTGGAGCGAAAGAGACAAAAACCACGGAAGACGAGGCGATGCTGGTTCGCTTTCGTCATCGTTCACGGGACGGACTTTCCGAACTCGAACTCCCGCTGGCAGAAGAATCATCAGGAACGCAAAAGCTTTTCGCCTTGGCCGGGCCGTGGCTTGATGTTATGAGAAAGCGCCGCGTGCTCGTGGTAGATGAGCTCGATCGTAGTCTGCATCCGCTGATTTGCCGACACTTGATCGGGCGCTTTAACAACAGCCGGACCAATCCACAGAACGCTCAGCTTATCGCCACCACGCACGATACGAGCCTGCTGGATCCACATCTGTTGCGTCGTGACCAGGTATGGTTCATAGAAGAGAACCGTCAACAGGCGTCGCATTTGTATTCTCTGGTCGAATTCAGTCCGCGCAAGGAGGCCTCGCTCGAACAGGATTATTTGAGGGGACGTTATGGTGCGTTGCCTGTTGTCGGAAGTCTGGATTTCTAAAGCTCGATGGCGCGCGAACCCATACCGACCTCTGGATACACTGCTGCCGACTTCTACCGCAGGATCCGCAACCGTGAACCTTAGAACCGCGTACCGCTATGACGCGGGATCCATGTCTCGGTCAAGCATCTGGTCGAGGACTTTGTGCGTTACCGTTCTATCTGCCGAGGATCGCTGATCCGAATGTGCTACTTGAGGCCATCCGCAATGGCGTTGCCTTGCTTGCCTGGGAAAAAGTTGTCACTGTGAAGCCATGGTGAAGTTCGGAATTTGTGTTATCATGATTGCCACGTGTGGGGGCGATCAGGCCTCGACACGAGTACTGAAGCCCGAAATGCATGCCGAGGTGCGGTTAGGCCTCGTTAAACCAACCGCAAAAGCTAGTTGCGAACGACGCAAACTACGCCCTAGCGGCTTGACCGCTAGCCTCCACCCGGTGCCGCGCCTGTGCGTCCGGGAGTTCCGAAAGGAACGTGGGGGTCGATCACGCAGGAACCGTTCGAGGAGTCGCCCCGGCTCCACGCTCGGAACCCACGGGGCTAGGTGACCGGAGTTTGCGGATGAACGGCCGGACATGACATCTATCATCCAGCTAAGCATGTAGACAGTCGGGTGGATGGCTCGTGGACGCGGGTTCGATTCCCGCCGCCTCCACCATCTGAACGATGAACACCGAAAATGCACGGGAAATGCACGCGTGTATTCATTTACGCTCCGCGTGCGTTGGGCGGCTCAAGAAGCCTCCACCATTTAGAGGACAGGTTTTTGGTTTCTCTGTACGGCGGACCACCTTTGGCGGCAAGCCAAAATTTGCCCCCTTAAACCCCCCCCTTTTAAGAGCCCTAGCAGTGCCCTTGACGGAGCAGTTCCCAACGACTTGCGAACGGAACAGTCTCGTTCAGCCTCTTGCGGGGCCCTACCTCACTAGTATTAGCGGCGTCCCTTCGCCGCCACGCCTCCCCTTCATCGTTTCGCCTTCGGCTCACTCTTTCGTATCGGCCTGAAGAATTAACTTTATTCTATCCTCCGTACAACAAAGAATTCTGAAAAACACTCAATTCACCTCACGGGGCCTGTAGGGAACCAAAGGTTCCCGCTCCGGGAGGGGAATTATCAAATCTCACGAGGCTGTAGGGAACCGAAGGTGACCGCTTCGGGAGTTTGATTCTGTTGGTTAGTGGCTAGTGGCTAGCAATTAAGAAATAAATGCCGTTGTGTTTGTTCAGGGCGCAACTCACCCCTTTAAAATAAACTACTACAAAAAAGAAAGCCAAGTCTATGATAAACCAGGAAATTATTTTCCTAGGCTGTCAAGGACTGACCTCCCCGTTGCAGTTTTTCAAGGGGTGTGCTGCCGTTTGGCCAGCTTTTCGTCAAACAACCACGCTTAACTCCGTGGATAAAGGGAGGACAGCCCGTCGCCCTTTTATGTTCGGTCACTTCGGTCCCGAAATAAACCCGACCTTGGAACGCGGTTTGTTGTCCCGCGCCTTCTGGTAATTTCCAGTCTTCTGGAATTTCCAGTCTTCGGATCTTTCGTGAACCTCTCAATGGTCGGGGCCTTGTTGGGGTCCCCGCTTGCGCAGGCAGTCGTGGTCCAGTCCCACCCCGCGTTTTCTCGGTCAGACACGCCGGAAACGAAAACTCCCGGAGCGTCCTCGGTCCCACTCTTGGAAGTGTTGACCAATGTTTGGTGAGGACAGGGGCGGAATCCTGAAAATCAATTCCGTTATAGTCAACCCCGATCTCACCTTTCTGTTCTGGCCCTGAGCCACGCGACTTTAAACCCCCCACATCAGCGGATTTGAATTTGCCTCCTGATGCAGTAGATAGCCTAGGTCTTCCCCGGGCAGCAATAAATATGTTGGCGCGTGGTGAGGTCCCCGCTAACTCGCAGCGAGATTGCGTGTCCGAAAGTTTTAACACTCCGGACCTTTCATGCTTATGAATGTTATGAACTCTCCCGCCGCCTAAACCGCTTACGCAGTTGTAGCGCGGGTTTCTTCCCTCACGGAAAGAGTTTCCTGGTTCCTTCCCTCCGAGTAGAGGGTTTTGCGTCCCCTGCGTCCGACCGTTTCCGGCCACACGACTTACGATGGACTCCTCAGGCGTACATTCGGACTGCCCCGGCCCTATTTCGTGATTATAACACAACTCAGCCTCGAGAGAACAGCCCGCTTGACCCCCTCCTGGCCTTACGGCCTAGGAAGGGGAATGCGCGGGCAAATGTTCAGATTTCATCATAACGGGAGCATTCCATCACATAAATGTTGTGTTGTCAAGTGAATTTATAACTTATTGTATTTTCTAGTGTTTTTAACATATAATGTAGGTCTGATTGCTGAAAATGTAGATAATGGTTACGTCTCCGGGTTTGCAACTGTACAGTCACCTACACACTCGCGTTTTCCCGAACACTCGCGTTTTCCCGAACCTTCGCATTTTCCCGAACACGTGTGCTTTTCCGTATATTCGTGCCCTACTGTATATTTGGGCTTTCCCGAATACTTGCGCATCTCCAAACACTCGCGCCCTCCCGAATACTCGTGCATCTCCAAACACTCTCGCATTCTCGAACACTTGCACATTACCTAGAACTCGTGAATTCTCGAACACTTGTGCATTCCCGAACACTTGTGTCGTCCCGAACACTAGAGCGCACCCGTACACTTGCGCATTCCCGTACACCTGTGCATGCCCATACACTTGTGCATTCCCGAAAACTAATGCCCTCCCGAATACTCGTGCATCATCAAACACTATTGCCTTCCCTAACACTTGCGCACTTTCTAACACTTTGGCGTCCTTTCCTACATACGCAGTATCCGCAACCGTTGCGGTATCCGCGACCCATCCTCCACCCTTTGGATGCCGGTGGGCCGCCACAGGGCCAGCGCCAAAATCAAATTGCTCAGTCATTTTTGATCCTCCTTCAACACTTGCGCGTCCTCGCACACTCGTGCGTTATCGAATACTAGCTCGTTAAATCTCCAATTTTCATATTCCCGAACACTTGTGTCGTCCCGAACACTAGAGCGCACCCGTACACTTGCGCATCATCAAACACTCGCGCATTCCCGGCCACTCGCGCTTTTCCAAATACTTGCGCGTCATCAATCACTCGTGCATCCTCGAACACTTTCGCGTATCCGAACACATGAGCCCGCCCGCCCACTAGTGCATACCCATACACGTGTGCATACCCATACACGTGTGCATCCCCGGACACTATTGCATGATTGTACACTTGCGCCCCCTCATACACTTGCGCGTACTCAATCAGCGCGTACCCGTATACTTGCGCATGTCCGTACACCAGTGCCTTCCCAAATAATCGTGCGTATCCGGACACTCGCGCCTTCCCGGACACTTGTGCACTTTCGTACACTTGCGCATTTCCGAACACCTGTGCCTCATCGCATACCATTGCATCATCGAACACTTGTGCGTCCGGTCCTACATATACGTTATCCCCCACCGTTGCGGTATCCGCGATCCATCCCCCACCGTTAGGGTGCTGGTGGGCCGCCACGGGACCGTTGCCAAAATCAAATTCAGTCATGGCCATCTCCAATTTTCATATTCCCCGACACCTGATCTTGCTCACACACTAACGCCGTTCCGGACACGTGTGCATCCTCGAACACTCGTGCATCATCGCACACTATCGCTTTCCCGTACACTTGTGCATCATCGCACACTATCGCTTTCCCGTACACTTGTGCATCATCGCACACTATCGCTTTCCCGTACACTCGCGCATCATCACACACTATCGCTTTCCCGTATACTCGTGCATCCTCTCCTACATACGCAGTATTATCAACTGTTGCAGTATCTGCAACCCAACCCCAACCATTGGGGTGACGGTGGGCAGCTACAGGTCCGGCTCCAAAATCAAATTGCTCAGTCATTTTAATCTCCTAAAGGTCATGGATCAATTGCTGAAAATGTCAATGTCGTCGTCATCCTCATCGAGATCAGGGGGAATAGTATCTAGAATAACTGTTTCGTTGTCGGGATAAACCCCTTCAGTCAATAAATAATACAGTTCGTCTGGATTCATGATACATCTCCTAAAGTATAACCGGTTTTGGAAAAATTTCAGGATCTTTTTTCACTAGATAATTCAAATGTTTATGGCAATAGCAATGGCAATGGCAACGGCAATGGCAACGGCAATGGCAACGGCAATGGCAACGGCAACGCCAACGGCAACGGCAACGGCAATGGCAATGGCAATGGCAATGGCAATGGCAATGGCAATGGCAATGGCAATGGCAATGGCAATGGCAACGGCAACGGCAACGGCAACGGCAATGGCAATGGCAATGGCAATGGCAATGGTAGTGGTAATGGCAGTGGTAATGGCAGTGGTAATGGCAACGGCAATGGCAATGGCAGTGGTAATGGCAACGGCAATGGCAACGGCAATGGTAATGGCAATGGTTCTGACCTATACTTGACAAAATGAAAGGGATTGGTTAGCATGCCCGGATGTGGCACCATCCATGACCGGGATGTGAATGCGGCCAGAAATCTTCTGGCCCTTGGCGTGGCGACCCCAAGTCGCTCTACACGTTGATCAGTTAGTTCAAAATCTGTCATAAATATCGTCCAAGAGCGATTATTTCGCATTTGGGAACACTCCAGTAGCCCAAAGCATGATAAACGTCGTCACGGCTATAAAATGATGAATGGTTAACCATCACGACTATAAAATGCCCTTTATGCCGCCGTCACCACTTCCTGGGCCCCCTCCCCCCGTATATAGGTATGTGCTTTGCTCGCCTGAGCCGCTGCACACCACAAGGTCATGATGTTTATTCCACTATATCGTTTTCCAGTAACTAAATTTTCGGGAATGGAGGGTTGCGTATCCCACAACCGCCTGCAATCACTATCCACCGTTTCCATTACCTCGATGATATGATTGGTTATGTTTAGATATACGTCAGTCATAATAAGTCTCCTTCAAATATGATGATTGAAACAGGAATAATTTCGAATCGGAGAATCATCTCCATCATTCCGATGTATAAATAAATCCTCGAATTTAAACGTCCTCTTGAATTTGTCCTCTAACGCGTCAATAAATGTGGCTAAATCACAATCCTCTTCTAGGTATACTTTGTCGTCCCTTTCGTATGAAAAGGAAGTAATTTTATCCTCAATTCCTAACTCCACCAACTCAGTCCGTGCTACCTCAGCCCAGCCGTGCCCTCCATCGGAATGAAAAATGTACATGTTAATCTCCAGTAATGCGGGCTGTTAGGCCCGGGTCTCTTGGTGAAGGATATTAGATAGAGTTTTTAGAATTTTCCTTTCCATAGATGTTTGCCCACGTGCTCGGGCTTCGTTGGCTTATGCAATGGTGGGCGGATGACTGTCATACGGGATCCTCCTCACAAATCTTCACATTTTCGTAAATGTGTGCATCCCCGATCACACGGGCGCACCCGCATATGTGCGCATGTCCTCTTATTTGCGCATTCCCGGCCACTTTTGCAATCCCGTATATTTGCGCGTCTTCGAAAATGTGTGCTATTCCACCCACTTGTGCATATCCGTACACCAGCGCATTTCCCGACACTCTCCCACCCTCGAACACTTCCGCGTACCCGAACACCTGAGCCTGTTCGTAGACACGGGCAGCGGGCCCGACGTACGCGCTGGGGGCTACCCTTGCGGTATCCGCAACCCATCCGCCACCGTATATATAGTATAACCTGTTTCAGGAAAATTTCAGGATCTTTTTTCATTAGACAATTCAAATGGTTATGGTTATGGCGATGGTAGTGTCTATGCAATTAGAATGAATAAGTTTCAGTAAAACGAAGCCCTGCCCGATTCCTCTACGGGATTGTCCTCGGAATTACTATCCAGCCCAAACCTGAGGGCATCCACAATCCCCTCGGAATCAAGATGAACCCCGTTTTTAAGTGCCTCCACCATTTCCACTGGTGAAAGATCAAATTCTCCCTGCAGAATTTGTACAATCCGATCAGGCTCCACCTCCAGATCGTGAGAAAGAATTCGGGCCATCTCTACGGGTGAAATATAATAAAACACATTCATGAGTATGTGCATAATTTTCACGGGATATGTCCCAAACTCCGCCCGGATGACCCCTGCAATCCCGTCAGGATCCATATCCAACCCAAACCTGAGGGCCTCAGCAATCTCGGTAGGATCCATATCCAGTCCGTCCCGGAGGGCCCCTGCAATCCCGACAGGATCCATATCCAGCCCATCCCGGAGGGGCCCCGCAATTTCGGTGGGCGTTAATTTCAAAGCATTGTGCAGAAAGCGAACAATCTGATCGGAAGACTGCTCATTTTCAGTGTAAAGTGTGCGTGCAATCTGGTCCGGCGATAAATCAATGTTCATGGGGATGTCTCCAGTTGTGGGATGTATGATCAAAGAGGATTCTCATGGATCGCAACCATAAATGCCGCCTGAATCTGTTCGAGAGACATCCCTAGTACCTCTTGGAGTGTGTGCAGAATTTCCTCTTCTGAAAGATCGCATTCCTTTCGCAGAACTACTGCAATTTCAGTAGGGGTCCTTCCACATTCGCGCATTTCGTTCGCAATTACAACAGGAAAGTACATCGTCGTCTCCTCAGTAATGTGGGCCTCGTGGCCCGTTATAAAATTCCGGGACGGAGGGCCTCCTCAGAATGTGCGAAATCCAGATGATGACAGAGAAAATCCTGCGCCCTCCGCGCATCGTCGTTCAAATGAAAATTTTCCTCCCCTTCGATAGATCCTGCTACGATTCGCTCGGCTAGTTTGAGAATTTTTTCGTCGCGCAGGATTGCCTTTAGTTTGGCGAGGCTATGATAGGATGAAATTCTGTATCTGCGAATCCGTCCACTACGCACGTCCCCCCACACGCCGTTTCCGATTTCGCCATCCCAATCCACCCAAATTCGCCCCCCCATTTTGTGTGTTGAGGTATAAAAAAACAGGTTGAGGATTCATTTGTCCGGGATACCGGAAATACTGATGTTTGGTCGGCATTTCAATTTCAAGAGTCATGTCAGTTCTCCAGTTGTAATGGGCCCGTGGTTCGGTCCCTAGATATAGTATAATCTGTTTCTATAAAATTTCAGGATCTTTTTTTACTAGTCAATTCAAATGGTTATGGCAATGGTAACGGCAATGGCAATGGCAATGGTAACGGCAATGGCAATGGTAACGGCAATGGCAATGGTAACGGCAATGGCAATGGTAACGGCAATGGCAATGGTAACGGCAATGGCAATGGTAACGGCAATGGCAATGGTAACGGCGAAGACGGAGCGCAATGAATGCACGCGTGCATTTCCCGTGCTTTCCCGTGCTTTCCCGTGCATTTCCTACGGTCCGCGACCAGCGACCAGCCGTACCAGCGACCCCGCAACCAACCGACCAGCGACTATCCGATCTCGACACCTCAACCAGCGACCCCTCAACCAGCGACCAGCGACCAGAAACCATCCGACCCCGCGACCCAGCGACCATCCGACCAGCGACCAGCCGATCAGCGATCAGCGATCAGCGACCCCTCGACCAGCGATCAGCGATCAGCGACCCCTCGACCATCGATCAGCGATCAGTCAACCCCGCGACCATCGACCAGCGATCAGTCAACCCCGCGACCAGCCGTACCAGCGAACAGCGAACAGCGACCTTAACATGCGGGCTGGGCTCAGAGTTAATCCCCGAGACCAGCACAAAATATCAGTCGGATAAATTTTAAAGTTCTTGGACTTTATCTCGCGCCGCCTCCCGGATGTCGGAAGCCTGAATTCGATAGTTGACTTCGTAAGCAAAATCCTCGTGGTCGTTCAGATCCTCATCCTCATATTGCCCGACGAGTTTGTCGATTTCCTCATCCGTGGTTGCGGCCGTGATTGTCCCCAGCATTTCCTGCCGACGATAATCTTCGTCGATAATGAAAAGTGGATAGGCTTCCGGGCTGTAGGAAGATTCTAGATAATCGCCCAGCGCGTCGTGGGCTTCTAGCGCATCCTCATCTAGATGATATTTCTCATCCCTTTCTTCGGATCCTGCTACGATGCGCTCGGCCAGTTCGATGATTTTAGGATCTTCCAGCATTTTCGTCAGTCCGAAGACGCTGTGATATGCGGAAATTTGATACCTCCGGATTTGCCCGTTCCACACGGTTATGGGGATAGCATTTCCGATTTCGGAGTTGAATGCAATCCAGATTTTATTTTTTTCGGTATCAATATTCAAAAAAACATCCTGAGGATTCGTTTGTCCGGGATAGCGGTAATATTGATGTTCGGTCGGCATTTCAATTTCGATTTCGCTCATTGTCGTCTCCAGTTTGGGCCGTGGGGCCCGTTAGAAAATGCTCATCAGCCGAGGACTCTAGCAATTTCCTCGGGATTTAGATTCAGTGCTTCTCGGAGGGCCTCAGCAATATCTTCGGGTTCCATATCCAGCCCGTCCCGGAGTGCTGCTGCAATTTCCTCGGGATCCAAATTCATCCCGTCGTGGAAAATTCTGGCGATTTCCTCGGGATCCAGTTCCAGTCCGTCGTAGAGGGTTTTAGCGATCTCGGCCAGATCCAGTTTCAGTCCGTCCCGGAGGGCCCCCCCGATCTCGGCCGGATCCAGATCAAGCCCGTCCCGGAGTGCTGCTGCAATTCGGTCGTAATCCACCTCCAGCGCGTTGTGGAGAGCCGCCGCAATTACGGAAAAATCCAGATTCAGTCCGTCGCGCAGGGCTGCCGCAATTTCGTCGCAATTCAGATCCAGATCCCAGCGCAGGGTTTTGATAATCCAATCGTTATTTACCTGCATCCCGTCCCGGAAGGTCTCCGCAATTCCGGCGTAATCCAGATGCAGCGCGTCCCGGAGAATTTTCGCTATCTCGCCCAGTTTCAAATCCAGCCCATGGAAAATTCCGGCGATTTCCTCGGGCTCAAGATTCAGTTCCTCTCGTAGAATTTTGGAGATTTCCCCCACATCCAGATTCAGCCCGTCCCGGAGTGCCCTAGCAATATCCTCGGGATCCAGATCCGGCCTGTTATGGAAAATTCCGGCGATTTCCTCAGGATCCAATTCCAGTTCGTCGTGGAGAATTTCTGCGATTTCCGCGGGCAACAGATTCAGCGCGTCGCGGAGTGCCCTAGCAATCCCGGAGGAATCAGTATTCAGTCCTTCGTGGAGGGCCCTCGCAATTTCTGTGGGTGTTTTTCCGTTTTTTTCATTTCAATTGCAATTTCGGCTGTGGTGGTCATTTCAGTTCTCCAAGTTTGGGGCCGTGGGGCCCGTTATAAGATGCCCATTGCGCAAAGTGCGCGATAGATTTTGTGGCCGATTGGGATCCCGGCCCCGACGCAAGCAAGAAAAATCAGGATGATCATTTCAGGTCTCCAAAGTTTGGGGGCCCGTGGCCCGATCTCGATATAGATAGTATATCCCGTTTTGGAAAAATTTCAGGATTTATTTTCGTTCGAGTTCAGATCGCCAGCGCACCCGTGCACGATTGTACTCAGGCCAACGGGCCAAATATCGCTCAGGATCCATTTTCTATCACTGGGTAATACCTCACCTACCGGTAGCTTGAGATAATGCAGCTACGGGCAAAAACTGAAGAATTCAGGCCTATACGGCAATCAGGACAGCAATCAAGCCGGGAACCGGTCAGCAGGCCAGCCGGGAACCGGCCAGCAGGCCAGCAATCAGGGACAGGCCGGGAACCGGACAGCAATCCAGCGATCAGCAATCATCAATCATCAATCCAGCAGGCCAGCAATCAGCAATCCGCACGACAGCAATCCAGCAGGCCAGCAATCAGCAATCCGCACGACAGCAATCCAGAAATCAGCAAGACAGCAGGGCACGGGGGGGGGGCGCGGAAGGCCATAGGGTATGGCTGGGAGACAGGTTAACCCTCTCGCGCGAGAAATTTGAAATTTTATGGTTTATGTGTGAGGTTATGGTGGTAAGGTGCAAAGAGTGTGAAGGATGCGGAGAATAGTGTGATAATATCATAATTATGGGCGGTTTACTGGGTTAATATGGACAAAACGGGCTATTCTCCGCATTAATTGCGGTGGTTATGCGGAGAATAGGGGAATAATCTCCGCACAATTGGGCGTACTGGTATGTGGTAGACCGTTATGGTGGCCGAATTTCAAAATGTCGTTTCATTAGTCAGGATCTTGAGATAATGTTTTCGCAAGCAAAAACGGAAAATTTATGATATTGTTCATACGTCAAATGAATGGGTCTGGATACGGGTTAATCCGTTCGCACGGGAATTAAAAATTATTGTGTACGGTAACTTGACAAAGAATAGCGATAAACCCGATATAATTAGGTATTTAGGCAATCGTAATCAAGTACAGGTCCAAAGGATAACAATGCATTAGTTATTAACAATGCCTTTGTTATTGTGCACTGGAGGGTTACAGGACAGGAATTTTGACGGGTCAGCCGGGAACCGGTCAGCCGGTATATTTGATGTTCCAGTGATTCGTCGATTGGGCAAAGATGTCGAATAATCGTTTACGGCACTCTTGTACATTGTCCTTCAGAATATCAATACCATGGAATATTTTGTTTGAACTACGTATTAGAGGTCATATATAACCTTTTAAATCATTCAAATGGTCATACAAGACCAGTTTATCATGACGTGGACGCCACCTGAACGTGGGGAACCATGTGGGGCTACTTCCCGGATAACCGGCATCACGACGCTGTTACCGAACAGGCGAGATATGATGTTCTACTCATGGTTACCGAACAGGAATTCGAGCTGCTGCACGCGCGCCAGGGCCCGGTCAGATGTTTCGGACACTTGGGCCGCAATGTAGGATTTGAGCACGGTTGGGTCCAGCCGATGGGCGGTCGCTAGCTGCGCAACCGGTTGTTTCTGTTCCACGTGAAACGTTTTGATGGCCGCCTTTTGCCGGTCCAGGGTATCCCCAATAACAAACGCTGCCAGGCCGAACCCAACGATCATACGGTCGGCCATTCCTGGGTTCTCAGCATGGTTGCGAGCCGGGAATAGCGCACTGTGAGCTGCTGGTACACTTCGGTTTTTTCGAGATCGTCGGCTGCCGCAGCATATTCTCCCCGTTCGACGAATCCGAGGAACGTATCGAATTCCAGGAATCCCGCGTCTCCGAGATTGAATGCCATATCAATGAGAACGGCGTAGATGACAGGTTGGATGTCATGGAGTTCATCAATCCATATAGGGAGACCGTGTTCCGCGTCTCGCGTATCTACATCGAACTGGAGTAGAATTTCGTTTTCGGTCAGTCCGCCCGCCTTACGGATGCCCTCAAGTGACATGGGGTATGTACGGGATTCAACGAGTCCGGTTCGTTTAAAGATGCTGTCCGTAACGAGGACCGATAGTGGATTGGCTTCGAGGTTATGTCCGATCCCGACGGTCCAGATCCCGTTGGTATCCTGGTAGGGCATGGATTCGCTGCCTTCGTCGTAAGCGAGAAGGCTGGACAAGCTATTGATAATCATATTGATTTACCTTTTAAGGATCCAGAAAAGGATTTCCCGGATCAATAAGACGACTAAAATGAAGACTAGTGTTTCGTAAATGATCATATGGGGATATTATCATGGCCATTTGATTTTGTCAAGGGTTCTTGGTTGTCAGAAACACTTGAAAATTCAAAAGAGTCGTGATAAAATTATAGGGTATCCGGATCCACACCCAAAGTAGGACGATTGTAATGTCAGAATTAGAAAAAACGGCATATTTTATCGGGAATCTTGATCGGCCAGAGTTGAATCTGAGGTCTCCAATTCCGATTTACGTGGAAGCTGCCGGTGAACAGTTTGTAGCATATTCGCCGGATCTGGAGGAATTTGCCGTTGGTCTCGACCATCAATCTGCTATTGACGAATTGAAGGAATCAATAATTGCAGTCTACTTCATTCTTAAAAAGGATCAGTCAAGACTAGGCCCAATTCAACAAAACCATTGGGATTATTTGAGACGGATAATTTTAGAGACATAGAGGTCGATATTTATTATAAATAATCATTTAAGAAACAACTATTCTGCTTTTCCAATTCCAGTATATTTTTAACAGTATAACCCTTTTTATTAATTAATTCCCAGTTTGAAAAATCCGGTGGTAAAGTATTGAAAGAAGCTGCTACGTGTGCTACAGTCGTTCCATTTTTATCTGCCCATTCCCAATGAGTGAAGTTATCCGGTAATTTTTTATGAACTGCTTCATGGGCGACTGTCCAGCCATCTTTAGTTGCCCATTCCCAATGATCAAAATTTAAAGGGAGTTTACAATTACGTGCTGCTTCATGGGCGACTGTCCAGCCATCTTCAGTTGCCAATTCCCATTTATCAAAGTTTTCGGGTAAAGGACTATAATAAGCTACTACATGAGCTACTGTTTCGCCCTCTTCAGTTGCCAACTCCCATTGATTAAAGTTTTCTGGTAAATGTCTATGACAGGCTGCAACATGGGCTACAGTAAGACCATTTTTAGTTGCCAATTCCCATTGATTAAAGTTTTCCGGTAAATGTCCATGATAGGCTGCTTCATGTGCAACCGTCCAGCCATCTTCAGTTGCCAATTCCCATTGATTAAAGTTTTCCGGTAAATGTCCCTGCCGGGCTGCAATATGGGCTACAGTCTCGACCACATCGTTAGTTAACTCCCATTGATCAAATTCAGGGGGTAATTGGTTACTGGATAGAAGTTTACAGGCTGTTTCAAAGATATATTCTGTACTCACGGTTAATATCTCAGGTATGTGGATAGGCTTCGATGATGAACTGATAAGTTGTGCCGTCTTCGAGAGATTCCAGATTTGGCGGGTATTTTTCTTTCGTTAGGATATAACTTAAATAAGAAAATTCAGAGTGTTCCAGTGGGAGGATGATTCGATCCACGACGGTTCCATCGAATCCGTTTTTATTGAGCAGGCGCAAAAAGCTGCGGCGGGTGAAAAAGCGGAGGTGATTTTGGTCGAGCAGACCCTCTTCGCGGTAACAAAACTCTCCGGACAGCAATTCCAGAATGATTCCGGCGTACCCCGTGTTGGGGATGGAGATTAGAAGTTTCCCGCCCGGAATCAGGAGACCGGACAATTGTCTCAACAAAAGGGCCGGATCGCGGAGATGTTCAAGGATGTCCGCACAAACGATGACGCTGTAGGTCGCATTTTCAAGAATGTCTTTGAGAATAACGGATTCCAGATCTTTTACGAAGATCCGACGATAGCCCAATCCAAATTCGGCTGCTTCGGAATTGATTTCTATTCCATCGACCACGGCGTCCTGGTAAAGGTTCAGATATTGACCCAATGTCCCTGTCGCACATCCCAGATCCAGAACAGAACTTTCTCGGGGGATTCGTTGGGCAATTTTGCCTAAACTGTCAACGGATGATGTGCTGATGGGGGGACGATGATAGATATGCATGGGTCGTACTTCGGATGTCGGAGGGTATGTATCCGTGTAGGGTATATCTAAGACCTTCATGTTTTATCAACCTTTTGGGTTGAAAACGGTGACGGAAACGAAGACGGTTCTATGGTCCATTCCGGTTTGGGTGCGACATGGATGGGGGCTGATAGTGTTATTCCCCAGTTTGGATCGGTCAACCAGAAAGCTTGTTGGGGGGGCTCGAATCCGAACCGGCGGGTATAGGCAAACTCATCCATTCCGCACAAACATCCGTTGATGATGATGTCGCCCAGAAACATGAGGTGGTGATGATGACCCATGATCATGACATCATAGGATCCGTCACGCGAACCTTTTTCCCTACGCTGGGTACGATAATTCCCTAGTGCGATGGGGGTCATGATCCCCGAAATTCCGGAACCTCCGAAGAAAGCGTCTCCGTGGGTGAGCAGATAACGGGTATGATAGACTGAATAACGGCAATCGGCTGATTTGGGAATCGAAAACGAAAATTGGGGGTTCTTGTCGAAGTGTCGTTCGAGCAATTTAGCGATCAACCAGTCGAAATTGTCTTCGACACGGTTTTTGGCGATTGGTTTGTGCGTTCGTCGGGTATGGTTACCGACGACTGAGGGAATGAAAAGCGGAACCTCAATGTTCTTCGCAAACGCTTCCAATTCAGAAGCCAGTTCCTGGGTCCAGTAATAGACCGTTTCCAAAAGTGGAAAAGCGTTAGTTTCCCTGAGTTCGCTATGAATTTCCCCGGATAATAGATCTCCTCCCAATGCGATCACTACCCCGTCGATGATGAGACCACTAAAAGAACTCCGAATCAGGATACACGCACTTTCAAAAAATTTGTGTAGACGTTCACGGGCGATTTTGCGGTTATAACAGTTCATTTGTCCGATCTGTTCGGGATCGATAACCTCATCAAAATGCGTATCGGACAGAAACAAAGTAGCAATCGCCCTATCACATGTTCCGGATTTCTTGGGTGGAGAGAGCCATTGGGGCACGATCAGGGGACGATTGTGGAATCCAGCTATGAATTCATAGGTCTTTTCCCGTTCAACGTGTTCCCGGAGAAGATGTTCGTATCGTTCATTGCTGTTTTTAAGCTCATCCATGTGTTTTTGTTGTAGAATATCTTCCGGTATGGATTTGTTGGAAACTCCGTTGGATAGAGCAGGCTCGACAAATCTATACTGGCACTGGTTACAAAAATAACTTTGAACCTTTCCGGATTTTCTTAAACGCATCCCGAATTTTTTAGTGTTTGTGGATTGACAGGACGGACATACAATTGAAGTCATTGAATTTCCTCAGTTTTTCCGTGCGATACGTGAACCAGGTATTCTAGATAATCGGCAAATTTGACATTTTCGAGCAGAATTTCCGTGAGTCCGTGTGCAAGTCGGGTGACCGCCTTTTCCTCAGTCACCCGATTGGGCAATCCGCGTCCTCTCCATACGGCGTGTAAAATTTCATGCAGGAGAGTTTCAAGATATTCTTCGGGAATTTGGTCGGGGGATACGTGTAAGGTTTTATGATCAAAGTCCGCGAATCCTACGATTCCAGTTTTGGGAAGTGTATGCAGAAAATCGAATCGAGACCGTCCGATTTTTAGACGTTTTATTTTTTTAATGGGAAACTTTTCTTCATTCATGAAAGAAAATTCCCAACCGTATCGCTATTTCATCCGCATCCTGAGTGGTGGCAAGACCATTTGCCACCCTATCTGTGAGTTTGGGAGAAAGACATTTAAGAGAGACCAGATATTCGGCATCTCTTGAAGTTGCGAGACCCGAACGAATACGTTCAATCATGTCTTTTTCGTAATAAAACTGTTCTTCTTCTTCGTCAAACGGGCTTTCGTCGTCAGGATTCATCGGGATGAGTCTGCCCATGTAAATTCCTCTACATAAGTTATTTGGGGGGTTTTTCGTTCAGCCATTGCTCCCTTTTTCATGCATTTTATAGGTATTCCGGTTGCAATGGCGTCAGATAATACGAATGACCAGGTTTCGTCCCAGTCCATCGGAAGCCAGATTTCCGAGATTCCATCCCGTTCGAGTTGACTGCGCAAGGTCTCTTTTTCATAATCTCCATGAAAAATCACATGGGCGTCCCTGGGAATGGATCGGGGATGTTGAAAGATGCCGTAGACATGAATTTCGGGATGTTCAGGAAGTTTCATGGCTGCCCGCAAAACTTCGCTTCCTTTGTAGGGCGCGCCTATCGCTCCGAGAACAGCCACCTTGCGTGTTTGAATTGCTTCCCGTTTGCACGGATAACTTTTTCCACTCGCGTACCGTTCCCAAATGGTGGAATCGATCACGATTTGTAGATCTGGATAATAGTTCTTGAAAATTGCGGCTGTATTTTCGGAAGGAGCAGTGATTTTTTCGGCACCTGACAGAAACAATTTCCACGTATCCCGAAAGATACGAATGTCCGGTGGAAAGACGGAAGGCGGGTTTCCGGCAATACAGGCATTACAGACGAGGGGATCTTTTTGATAACCGCAAAACTCATTATGATGATCGAAGAATGTGATGCGCGGGCAACAATAATAAAAATCATGAAGATAAATATGATAAGGAACTCCGGAAGTGCGAATGGCAGTAGCGAATTCGAGTGGGTAATCAATCAATTGACTGACTACGATCAGGACAATGTTTTCCTTTTCGCAAAATAATCTCAGATCCGGGACGGGTGGTAAGGGATGATCGTGGAGAATTTCGTCGATTGAATAAAATCCCTTTTTTTGCTGGTGGGGACGCAAAGTGAGTGCGGTTCGGCTGGTTTTACCGCATAGATATTCGCGGGCGAGGTTGAGCCAAACCTCGGATCCTCCGCCGCGTCGGTTTGTGACAAACAGAATTTTGTTGTTCTCGCCCAATAATCTCCGGTCCGTATCTTCATGCCATTTAAGGAGTTTTTGACCAATGAATCCTACTTCCTGGGCGTATTGGGGGAACTTTTGGGTGATGCTTTGAAAAGCTTTTTGTTCCAGTCTTGATCTGTCTGAATTTCCGTAACTCATCGAACCCAAATGTTCGACATAGGTGTTCCGGGTCAGATAATTGCGGTATTTGGGTCGTATTTGTTGACAAAACAGGGTTTCCTCTCCATATCCGTTCGGGAAAGTTTCCGTATCGAAAGGACCGAATTCCTTCCATGCGGCTTGACTAATCCAGATACAGAAGCCGTTACCCGTGGGCACTTCCAGTAAAGGTGATTTCAGATCCTTCCAGGGTGTTTGACGGACAGTTTCGGTGCTGATCAGGGGAAATGGGTAGGTTGCAAGAGTGGCATGATTGGAAAGAGGGGTGATCGTTCCGGCATCGGGGGTATTTTTAGCATCCCTGCACAAAACATCCACAAAGTTTGGATCCGGGTTCGTGTCTGAATTCAGAAGAATGAAATCCGTTTCGGGATTATTTTCAAAGTATTTTTTAACCCCGTGATTGACTGTTTTAGAGAATCCTTCGGGGGGATCGGAATCATCTTCGAGCAATTGTGGGCAGAGTCCGAGTTGTTGAAGACGTTCAAAAAGAAGGTGTGCATAGGGATCACTGGGAAGGGCCGGAATAAAGATGGGAATTTGAGGACGAGACGAGGGATCAATCTGCGCGGAATGGTCGATGATAATTCCGGAGGGATATTTGAACTCCTTGATTTCTTTTGGAATTTTCCACGCGTATTCAAATTGTTCCTGGCGGAATTCGATCATGTGATTCTGTCTGACGTATTCTTGCAGGGCCTTTGCTTGACGAATGCGTTCATCGTCGTCTGCCAAGAGATCTTCGATGGCCTTTTGAAAATCGCGCGTGCGATGTTTGACGTAAGTAATGGGAAATCCCTTGAATACTTCGTTTCGGGATGCGATGACTGCCGCTCCGGTATAAGCCGCTTCCATAATTTTTATGGGGGATTTGCAACTATTGAAGAGCGTGTCTTCCAGAGGTGCGAGAACGAGATCGAGATGCAGGGAGGACAGACGACCCAAATAAGTCATGAAATCCGGAATTTCTTCGACGTGTTCTACTTTATCCTTGATTTGCGGGGGACAATATCCCAGGAAAATCCAATGATATTTGTTATGGGTATCAAGAACTATCGGAACGATTACTTCCAGATCTTTAGCATGACTTGTCAACCCGTAAAATCCGATCCGGGGCTTATCTCCTTTCGCAGACGGCGTGCGGAACGGTCGCGGAAGTAGCCCGTTTTCGGCTACCCTTATTTCCAGATCGGTCAATTTTTCCTCCAGAAGAACTTCTTTGAGGGCGTGCGTGCTCACGACGATCCCGTCCATCAAAGACAGAAAACGCCGCCGTTCCCGCAACTGGTTTCGAGGTATTTTACCGCGCTCGGACATGTCTTGCGGTATGTGGGTGTATAGATCATCCATTTCGTAGAGCATCTCGAAATCGTCTTTGCAGATGTGTGTTCTATAGCGCTTTACTTCATGGAATTGATAATCATGGTGGGATAATTGGAACACGATACGGTTATAAAGGGATGCCACCCCCGGATCGGGCGGGAACAGGGAAAACGAACCCGCATAGTCCGGGCGCATGGACAAGAATTGATTGGGAATAATGAAGCGATACATCCCGCTTCCTTGTGTATTGGCAATAATACCATGCACGCGTTGGATTTTCATGAATACATCAATCCTCGAAGTGGTAAAAAAACAGTCATTCGACCGTGTTTGACACACCACCGGTTAAGAATTCTACCGGTAACGGAACAAACTGAAGTGTCGTAAATATCTACTTGAAATCCTTCTAATTTCCAAAGGGTATTTTCCAGATTTTCCAGTGTCTTGAAAACGTTGGGAAAAGTGTTATTTTCATCCTTGAATTGAATGATTGAAAACAGTTCCGGCGCGGTATGAATTGGATACTGATTTAGAATACGGAGAAGGTATCTGATTTCAGTAGGAACTGTGTTGGACATTTGAAAATTTTCTTTCCTTTGGAATGGGTATGGGTTGAAGATATAATCATTAACTCTGATGGAGGGCATTATAACAGAGGTTGTTGATGCTTGTCAAACTGGCCAAACAGACCGTTGTACACGAAACCGAACCGAAAATGGCCGTTTTCAAAGGTTCGGACGGTCTAACACACGTGTATCCCATTGAAAGTGGGGAAATTTACGTTTTTGAAGATACCGAACGGGTAGAATTGTTCCCCCGCACGGGCAAGGCGGAACCCAATCGACACAAGACTCCCCCGGAGGGCTACCCCAAGGATCGGTCGGAATATGCTGATCCCGATGATTATCTGTTTCCCCTGGATACGGAAAAGCGTGTCCGCTCAGCCTTATCCTATTTCGACAAGCACAAGTGGGCTTCCGAAGAAAAGAAAAAGCGTGCAGCCAAACGCATCTTGTCCCGCGCGAAGAAATACGAAATTAACGTCGATACGGATTCCAAAGTTTACCACGCGGCGAAAGACTGATGTTTACCGGAAGTCTGGATAGTTCGTGGATTGTCGAGCTACCCGCCACGGTAAAGGCGGACACTTCAAAGACCGGAGAACGGATCGTTCGGGTTGAGGCCAGTAATGAGGCCAAAGACAAAGAGGGTGACATAATCCTCCAATCTGCATTACTTCATCCCGATACGGTCAAGGATTTTCTGGAAGGCGGGGATCTGGACATTGATCACCTGTCAAAGATCGGACATCGTTACGGGATAGAAAATCCCGATCGTTTCGTGATCGGGGTTCCTGTTAGGGTTTATGACGGAGGAAAGGGGCGAACCATCGTCGAGGGCAGAATTTACAAATCCTCAACTTTTGACATCAAAAACAACTTATATGACTGGTTCTGGAACAGCTTGACGACCGATCCGCCAATGAAGTGGCGGGCATCCATTTTTGGTCAACCCATCAAGGTAAAGGAAGAGTCCGGCGGCGCGGATCGTTTTCTTATTTCAGAAATGAATTGGACCTCTTTGGCGTTTACGCGTCATCCGGTTAATGATTCCATTGAGGGTTATGCAACCATTGTAAAAGCAGAGGATTATGCCATGCGAATTGTAAAAAGTTATGTAAGGAAGGATATGGACAGTTTGGGAATCACCGCAAGTGAGGGGGGTGCGTCGGTAGATATAAATGTGGGAGATTCGGGGATTGCCGCATCTTCTACGGACTCTAACTTTTCTGTTTTTAACATTCCTTCTCTGGAAGAACTGTATTGTAAGATTTGCGCAATCGAGAATTTAAGAGAACGAATGATGGATAATTATAGGGCATTGGCGACTTATCCTCGTCTTGTCAAAATCAAATTAGTAGCGGAAATCATTGAACAGTTTTATGGTTTTCCCAAAGACCTGTGCGAAACCCTGTCTTTCGCTCTATATGAATTTGCCAAATTTGATTCAGGATAACGTTCTCTTTGGAATAATTGATTTGCGTGGTAGATTGTTAGTTATCGTTTTGAACGTGGCCCATTAGAGGGTGAACACTGTGGATGAACTGGAAAAAATTCTGAAAGCCTATGCCCAACGTCCTAAAGATCTGTCACGGGCTTTTTTCAAGGCTCTTGAGGCAAAAGAGATCAAAGACTTTTGGGACATTTTTGCTCCGGGGAGTGGGGCCCCCTTCCGTGAAGAGATCAAAACTGGTCCACCTCTGGCGGCAACTGGTGGTGATCTTGGTCATGCCGAGAGTTTGTATTCTCATCCGCAGCCGCAGAATGTGCGTGTTGAAGAGACTGGGGATCTGGCCCGGATACTGGAATCCGTCATTGGAAAGGCTCTGGCTCGACATGGGGATGAGATGAAGCTTGCCCTTTCAGCCATTCTTGAACATGTAAGCAAGGCGAAAGAAAAAGAAGAGGAAGATGAAGAGGAAGAGGAAGAGATGGAAAAGGCCGTTCGTACTCTTCTGAAAGCCTTCCGTAAGAAAGCAGAGAGTGAAAAAGAGGAGAAGAAAGAAGAGAAGAAAGAGGAGGAAGATGAGAAATCTGAAAAGGCCTTTCATAAGATCATGAGTATTCTTACCGGAAAGTCTGAAAATGACAAGGAATCAGATGAGAAACTGACCAATCAGGCGGCTCATCAGGAAGAGGGTAAGGCAAACAAGCGGCATGATACTGATGGAAAGTTTGCCAATAAGGAGGAAGATAAGGAAAAAGCGCTTGACAAGGCTCTTTCCCGGATCAGTGATTTGGAATCGCAGGTCGCTTCGCTTCCTTCAGGTAAGACCTCCCCTTCGTTTTCAGGTTTTCCCGACTTGACGGTAAAGGGAGATAAAGACATTGCTGCGCGTCTGTCTGGTTTTCTCGCACGGGATTCTGCCAAACTGGATCGTTCCATGTACGGCCAGTTGGAATACCTGTACAAAAACTATATGAGTTCAATTGTAGGCAGCATTTCAAAGAGCGAGTTTGATAAGGCGTTGTTCACCTTCAATCCCGAAACCCAGGAACTGTTTTTAAATTATTTGAAAGAAGCGGGGGCTAATTAATGGACGCTTTTGAAAAGGCTCAGATTTCATCCAAGCGGGTACATGCCCTAAATCGTATTTGGAATCAGGTCAAGGGTATGGACAGTGCCGGACATGGACATACGGCAGAAGTACTGTTGAATTTGGCGGCTGGTCTGGGTACTGAATCCAGCAATCCTCATGGACGATCCCTTTCCAAGGCCATGGCCCGTGAAATGGATTGCATCAATGCGCTGCCCCAGTTGGGTAGTGTGCGGAATCCGTCCCTTGCGGGATCCTTCCCCTCATCTTTGGTAAAGGCGACGTTGCCTAGTAACTTCGCAAAAGCGGATCTGGATGTTGGTACGCTTACCGACTTCAGTCAGATCACGGGTGGTCAGGCGCTTGGTTTCGTGTCTTTGGACACGAACATGGCGCGTGGAACGATTCGTCCGCGTTCTTTCACGCTCTATCAAGCATTGCGTAAAACTCCGGCTTACCAGGTTGTCGATTACTGGCCCTATGTGGAATCTACTGGTGGGGCGGCTCCTGGTGCGGCCTATTCGAGTTTCCAGAATGCTGCACTAAATCCGCTTCAGACAAACGCGGGTGATTATGAGCTAGAAAACATCGAGCTAAAACTGGCCTACGACGCTCGTGCAGTCAGTATCGCGCTGGCGGCCCAGAACAGCTTTGTGGACATCATGGAGCAAGAGACGGCCAACGCAGCCCTTGCAATTCTGGAATCGGTGGATTATGCCTGTTTCTTCGGAAATGCCGCTCTTTATGACAATCAGCCCAATGGACTCTATGCGGCCCTTTCTACCCAGGCTCCATCCAACATTTTCAACGCCTTCGCGGAGTTTCAGGGTTCTGCATACGCGGGTCTGAGTGTTCCTCAGTCGATCTTCAATTTGATCTATAGCGTAGCCGCCTCTGTTTCCGACTATGGACGGTTCGGTCGGATCACGCATGCCTTCATGGGTCCCTATACAGTGGCTACGTTACAGAGTTTGGTTACGACCCAACTTAATAACGTTATCAATCAAATTACGGAGTTGATGAGTCGTTCGATCGTAGTCAACGGCAACATTCGCGGGATCCAGACCACGTTTGGAATCATTGGATTCGAGATTGACATCATGATTCCCGCACGGAATCGTCCTCTACAGTCGATTGTACGGTTGTCCGGCGGAACTCTTGCCAATGGTGTGGCTACCCCCCCGGCTTCTGTTGTGGCCCTCACTGCTGCAACGACCCCCGGAAGTCTGTTCACCAGCGCGTATGCCGGAGCCTACTCTTATTTTGTAGCTGCGGCGGACAGTTCCAGCAACGAGACTCCGGTTACCGGATCGGCGTTTACGGCATCGTTTGTAAATGCTCCGGCAGTTGCGGCGGATGGTAGTGTGGCGCTCACCATTAATCCGGGAGCATCTTCTACTGCTGTTGCCTTCCGTGTATTCCGGGCTGGATTGGGTTATGCCTTCCCCGGTGGTACGAATGTTTCTGCATTGAACCAGTATCGGTTCATTGGAGAGGTGGCCGCGAATGGAACTACGGCGGTGACCTTTAACGACCTCAATCAGCACATTCCGGGATCAGAGTCGATCTTCATGCTTGACCTGGATGAAGGGGATAATGCATTCGATTACCGGTTTCTGCTGAATTTGTCCCGAATCAATCTGTTCCAAAACAGTTTGCTGATGCCGTGGGCAGTTGCAACGATCGGTGCTCCTCGTGTACGCATTCCGAAGTTCCATGGTATTATTACGAACGTGGTTCCGATCTCCCCTGAGTTCAATCCGCTTTCGAGTAATAATCCCAATGCACCCCGACAATAAGATTGGTTGAAACCTCCCTCTAGTGTTGATTTCTAGAGGATCGGGGGGTACTCCTCACCTGGTACCCCCCGTTTTTTATGTTGTGGAACTTTAGCATCACAATGTTATGATCTGGTTTTTAGCTTCTGGTGAGTCGTATGAAATTCATTGCCAAGATCAGACCGGGAACGTCCGAATACTTCCGATTAATACATCTACCCAACAAGTTTCATGTGATTGGAGGGGTAAGCTTTTTCAAGCACATGAAGGGTCTTTTCAGCGACGAACTGAACACGGATCAAATCCGAAAGATGCAACAAATTCCTTTTGTAACCCTGATGGCTGCGAACGTTTTGCCCGAAGCAGCCCCCCCAAAGGAATCCAAAGAGGAAATCGAACCCCCAAAGGAATCCAAGGCTGGCGAGGGTCATTGGGAACAGATCATTCCGACTGCCGAACCCAGACCTTTTGTCCCGGCAGACAACAAGAAGAAAAAGGATGACGATGTTGATCTGGATTCTCTCGGAATGCCGATCAAGAGACGCAGCAACAAGGAGAAGTTTCGCACCCGGATTGCCCCATCCAGTTTAGAAGATAATTGATGCCTCAATTTACGGTCAATGGCATATTCAACAATCCCATTTTGACCTCCGCAAAGTGGCATTGGAACACAACTGTTTCTCCTGCTGTGGTATTGGGGTATTCCCAACAGGTATTTGACGTTACCGGAGTTGATCAACTGACCAAGACGGGGTTGATGCCCCAGGATGTACAAAACTATGCTGGCGTACCCCTAACGCTTCAGGGACTCACTCCCGTACCGCTAGCCACCGAATTTCTGATAAATCTGATTCGTCAGGCTGAAGATGAGGTAGAACAGGAAACGGGAGTTCTTCTGGCACCTACTACGGTCGCCGCTCCTCCGGAACACCTGTCCGCCGCAGCGGATGCTGCCGGACTGTTGGGGGGCGCGCAACTTCTGGGAGTGAACTACGACATTCCAGAAACTCCGTATGTATTTGATTATAAACGATTTGTTGACGAAGGATGGGGAGTTATACAGGCGTATCATCGTCCGTTGACCGAACCTCTGGATGCCAATGTAGCCGAAGAAAACTTTACTTCGATCAAGAATTTGACGTATATCTATCCGTTATTGAACCAGTTCTTCAGGATCCCGACCTATTGGTTGGTCGAGAATCGCAAGATGGGCATGGCTAATGTGGTTCCATCCCAGAACATCCAGATGTTACCGCTGTTCAGCATGCAGATTGCGTTACTCGGATTTGCCGAGAGCATTCCTGGCGGGATGCACATGGTTTATGAAGCCGGACTGAATCCCCCGGCATACCAAAACGAATACAGTTTTGTGAAGCAGCTTGTTGCTTATAAAGCGGTCGTGAATGCCCTGAGCATCGTGCAGGGAACGCTCAATGTGGGTGCGATAGAAAGAAAGACCGAAGTGGATGGATTGATGCATTCGGTAAAATATAATATGGCTCCTTATGCGGGTTTGATCGCGTCCTTTAACGAACGGATCACCTCGCTCACACACAAACTGATTGATCTGGTTGCGGGGCCGGATGTCGAGTTTCTCTGATGTCTACCCCCAATCCCTATTTTTATAATCTGGATACTCCCCCCCAAATCTACGACTTTCCCGAGCAGTCGATGGACGATTTAATTTCCCGGTATGGGGTGGAAATGTTCTGGCAAAAATCTCACACTTGTCCCTGTGTTTATCAGCACGTAAATCCTTCAGGCATGAATTATCCAATTACCGGAAGTCCGCTCCCGAACTGTCAGACCTGCGGGGGAAGGGGATATTTCTGGGATGCTGCACAAGGTCCGTTTGGGGTTTTGTTGACATTCATGTATGCCAACGTCATTCCGGGAGCGTCGGTACAAAAAGAGGAAGGATTCAGAATATCAGGAAAGCCAATCTTGACGATTCCAGGAGCCATTCAACCCCTGTATTCGGAAGCGTCGGCCATGGACGCTTTTGTAGAAACAGGATCGGCAGTTCGTTTCAACAGCGTTTTGCGTGTCGGGGGTAGAACCACGCTTCCCTATAATGTCAATGTAACGGTCAATGTTGATAATGTCCTGGTTTATAATTCTCTCACGCAGACTTCTTCTCCGATACCGTCCAGTGCAGTTACCGTAGACGGTGCATCGGTCACATTAACAGGATATGCGACCGGAACCAGTTATGTAGTGGAGTACACCGCTTATCCGATTTACATAGCGTATCAAGAACACGGAGGTATGCCTCAAGTACGTCCATTCATTCAGAATCAAGTCAACTATCCGCGCAGATTTGAACTGCAACTGCTCGATGTGTGGGAACGTACTCAGGCCGGAGGATTGGGCGGAGCGTTACCGTAACATTTTACGCGCCGTTTGTAGTTCCATGGGATTACTTTTGGCACGTAAAATATAACTTCATTTGATTGTGGGCGAGATACAGGCGGCCAATAGTGTTCTCACTACATGATCATCCGATGATAAAGTCACGAGAGATTCAACATACGCTCGCGCAATAGCCGAATCAGAACTCTTTTGTGTTAGGGATGATAGAGTCAATGTGGGAAGTGGTGGGATCAACACGTTACACTTGACCGGAACGGGAATATCCACCGTTTTTGGCATGGGAATTGTAGTTGCACATCCCGCGAGTGCCACAAATGCGAGAACGAACGCGGACTTCACTTGGGAAACCTCAGCGCTTCCTTACGCAAGAAACTCATTGCATCCTTACAAGATGGACCGATAGGGATAGCTTTAATCCGTTCTATTTTGGTCACTGTGACCAACTCAATATGTTTGGCTGCGTGTTCGGCTAGGGCCACTTTACGGCTCAAAATCTTTTGTTCGGCGTGAGCGGCTCGGATTGCCGCGTTCTGCGCAAAAATGGTAGAAGATAAAATGGCTGATTGTGCGCGACAGTGGGCCAGACTGGACTGGGCAGACGACAGTTCCAGGTGCTGAACGAGAATGATGGCTCCAAGAGCACTCAAAATCGCAACTCCGAGAACGTATTTCCAATACTTAAGAAGAAGGGTAAGGAACATCAATGATTCTCCCCGTTACTACGGAATTTGAATAATACACCCAAACCACTGGCCATCGCCCCGAATCCGATTCCGAAAGCTTGGGGATGCCAATTGGCGGGATTGCTGGCCACGGAACGGATCGCGCTAAAAATAAATGTGGCGGCTCCCGCCAATCCGATGATGATTGCATCCAACTGTTTGTTTTTCAGGGCAGACGAAACGAGTGCCCAAATACGTTTAATGCCCTCGGTTTCAAAAGCGATCAGACCCATGATTCCAGCCAATAGTGCCAGCAAACCGGAAATTACGATTAAAACAATGCTTGAATTCATTGGTTTTGCTTCAACAGGGTTCCTTTTGCATTTTGCGCAATGAGATGGGGAACGCGGATAAAAAATCCATAATTGATCGACAACAGGAATATGGCAGGAAGCATGATAATCAAAGAAACCCAAACAATTTGCGCGGAATTTATGTGCCTTATCAAATAAAACGCCAACAGAAGTATAAAGGCAAAAAATGTCCAATGCATTAACAAACGAATTACAGGAAAAAAGCTAAAACACACGCCTGCAAGCAAGATTCCAATGCCAATCAAGTAATTATGAAGATAGGCCCCCAAGACGATCCCGAACACGACCGCCTCCGCTAATACGGCGGTCAGATAAAAATAATAAAAAAGAGCGGAGAAACCCAAAACAAGAAACTTTCCCGATGGGGTTAGTTCTTTATTAATCCACATGGTTATCTCCACTGTTTGACATTAACTCATTCTATCACGTTTTACAACCAAATGCAACCGGAGAACCGGTAATGCGGAAAATGGTGTGTTTTGTGCTATCTTGTGATTATGTCGATCACTTACGAAGTTCATACGGATTTGCCTCCAGAACAGCTTGACAAGCTGGCCATGGACACTTTTGTTCGCTGGGTCAACTTTGCCCTTGGCAATGAGTCATTGGGTGGTAAGTCATTGAAACCTATATCTTTTTCTTATGCGAAATCCATAAATTTGAAGCGCGAATCCCCGTTGGGTTATCTGATCGAGTCGGATCCCTCCATAGCGCCCTATGCCGGAGTTTTTGATACAGGATACGACGGTTTCAATATCGGAGCGAAAATGTTGCGTGGGAAACCCAGTCGGGTCATACCGATGCCAAATCCGGAGAATTCCGTAAAACGCCCACACGGGGGCACCATTTCCAGCATTTCCCGTCAGGGCTCCCGATCCTCCCCCAAGATTTCTGGTAAAAGTGGGGGAAAGATTTATCTTTTGCCCAGCGGAAAAACAAACTTCAGGACCATCACACAAAAAAACATAGCGCAGGGAGTCTGGCAGGTGCCGGGTATGCGTGCGATGCGCCCGGCTTATGAACTTTCCAAAATAGCGAGTCGCAATGCCCACCATATCGGCTAAACCACTGATCGTAGGAGGCGGATTTGTAATCAATTACGTGTCTACTTCAACAGTTGCAGGCACAGTCGAACTTCAGCGCAGCGCGGATGGGGGAACCACCTGGACCACTCTCTATCAGACGGTTTCGCCGCTCAAAGATGGTTTTGGATTGTTCGTCGATCTCGGAGAACTACAGCCGGGTCCGTCCGGCCAATTTCTCGATACCCATCTGGATTTTTCCACATCATATATTTACCAGATAACCGATAATACCGGATCCGCCCAAACTTCTGCTCAAACACCCTACCAGCAAATTACGCTCACCTGGGATCAGATGACGTACTACATCACCCGGATGCTTCAGGCGGGAATTGATGCTCTGGTCCTCCCAATCGGGATTCGCAGGGCTGAAGTCATGCAGGTATTGCCGACTGGACAAATCATGGAATCTCTCCCATTTGTGTTCGTCAATCAAGAACTGTTACAAATGCAGGAAATTCCCATTGGCCTGACTCAAGCGTTCAATCCGCTTTCCAGCACACACACGATGCCGATGCTCACTTTGCGCCGGTTTTCGCTTCTGGTGGAAGCCCTGGATTCCAACACATTGAATTACTATCACGATGCCTGTATCGCCGTCCTGATCTCATCCCTGACGGATTTGTTCAACTCATTGAATTTACAGCAAAATATAAGTGTACAGTTCCAATCTACACAGGGGGCATCCGCAAGCGAGGATCGTTCTCCCAATCGTTATTGGGCCCAAATCCAGTTCGATTTCAAAGGCCCCCTGGATATTACAGCTACCTACCAGAACATCGGAACGATCCAACAGATCACTATCAGTCTCAATGGGGTAACAACGGTTGAGATTCCGGTCAAATAATTATCTCTTCCTATGGAATATGAGCAATACATGTTAGGATAGACTTTGGTTTAATTCTTTAGCGAGCGAAAAGGGATGCCGTCCGAAAACGTTCAGTTTGCTAACGAAACTCTGGTTTTGCCCGGCGTTTATTCCAACCAAACGTCGAATGCTCCAGTTGCTGCCGGTACGAATGTTCAGAACCCGTTAATTTTCATTGCTTACGGGTTTGGGGGAGCGCCGTATACGGCCATTACTACCTATTCCGCCTCTCAACTCCAGCAAGTCATGCGGGGATCTCCATCAGCTTCATTTGCCAATTTCCTATATAACGGCGGAAGTTCCCTTCCGGGAGCGTCAACTGTAATATATATCAACGCATCTGATTCTACCCAATCAAGTTCTGTTATAACATCAACGGGAGGGATCAATCTGATTGATCTGACTTCAACGGATTATGGAATTCCTTCCAATCTGCTCAGTTTTGGCGTTGCTGCCGGAAGTGTATCTCCAGGTATCAACTTATTGCTATCAGATGGATACGCCAAATCGACGATCACCGGATACAACCTTGGAGTACCGTTTCAATTAGCTTACACCGGAACGGCTGTAAGTGGCGTATCTTATACGATCTCGGCGACAGAGTTTGAATTGACCAGTCCGAACAGCGGGGAATCCTATGTTCTCCCGTTAAGCTCATTCCCGACAGTGACCTCACTGGTCAATTTCATCAATGCTACGGGAGTTTATTCCGCTTCGGTCATTTCCAGCACTTCCGGTCAGTTAAATACGACCGGTCTGGATTTTGTTTCGGCAGTCGCGCTTCCGGTTCCGGTTATCTCCGCTGGAATCACGACCTATACTTACATTAATGTTACGGCTACTCTGGGAGATGTAATTTACTGGATCAATAATTTTGCCCAGACATACGCTACGGCGGCTCTGGCATCGACGGCCACCCCAAATACTCCGATAACCTATCAGATTACACCCAACGTCCTGTTTTCGGGAGCAACCACCGAAGTTCCTGTTGTATCTGATTATGCAAGTGCCCTGACAACGGCCTTCTCTATACCAGCCTCCATCGTGTTCATAGACAACAATGCGTTGAATATACAAGTGTTGGGAGTGCAGCATGCCCGTCAGGCTTCATTGCCCGTCAACGGGATGCCCCGTCGATTCATTACGGGTTTGAATACTGGAGCCACACCCGCACAAGCCATTTCTTTGGCTCTTCAATTCAACAGTCGTGAAACCAGTCTGGTATTTAACGAAATTTATCAGGTTAGTCAGACGACCAACCTTCCTACACTCTATTCCGGGCTCTATACGGCTGCCTCAGTTGCGGGAATGATGCAGGGCAATCCTCCATTCACCCCCATGACGAACAAACAATTGAATGCGGTTGGAGTGGGTACTAATTTAAGTACTTCCACCATCAATTCGCTTCAACAGGCCGGAGTTATGGTAGTCAATTTGAGTCGGGCTACCAACCTTCCAGTCGTGATTTCTGATCTCACAACCTGGAATAACGACAACAATCCGACCAATGTATACAATCAACAGGTCGCCATCGGTCAACAATTGAATCTCAATCTGATTAAGGGGCTTGATTCGTTCGTCGGGCAGGTCACCAATGGATCAGAAGGTGCGTCATTGTTAAATGCTTTGAAAAAAGTGTTGAATCAAGCCATCGCGCTGAATTTGCTAATTAGTTGGCAACCGTTATCTTTGACGGCGGTATATAATCCGGTGTCACAAGCGTGGGCGTTGACCGCACAAGTCATGTTTGTCGGTCAAACCCGTTTTGTGACAATCCAATTGAACATCTCGCCTACCCAGATCAGTATTACGGGATGATGCCATGCCGAACATTGATGCCTCCACATTAAAATACAACATTAGAAATGCGAACGACGTTAGGGTCACTCTTGGAACGGCTACAATCGGGTTTGGACAAACCCTGACCGATTCCGTGGCTTTCGGAACGGATTCGTTTTACGGAATCGGAACAGCCAAACCGCAGGAAATTCAACAGCTAAAGGTATCTCCCAGTATCACGCTTGATTTTCTATCCCTGACCAAACAGGGACGACAACTGTTGAATAACCCCACTGACTGGCTGACAGTTTTGAACAACAACAGTTTCGACATGCATCTTTTAGATGCTTCCGGAGCGACCTTTCGTACTTATGTCGGGGCAGTGGCCGATAACTATTCCCATTCCGTACCTACCAACCAGGCGATCACCGAATCCATCACTTTTCAGGCGATCGATGTTCTGGATGCGAACGGTGTTTCGGTCTTCAACTCTCTCAATAACGCCATTCAGACGATAATCGGATAACCGACTGGAACTTGATCGGGTTTAATAATACAATATCCTTATCTGGTTATTAAGGAGTCATTATCTTGACTGATCCCCTACAGACTGAAATTACCGTCAAACACGAAGGAAAAACCTATGTTTTCAGGATTCCTTCACAGCGGGACAATGCCAAAATCGGAGCACTGACCGCTTCGATGATGTTGCAAGATCTCCCCGCTGGCGCGACGACCGGACTTGACAATCTTGATCTCTATACTTATGGACTCTATCGTTCGATGGCCATATTTCACGTGCTTTACGTTAGTGGCGATAACGATTGGGTTTTGACCGCTTCGGCGGAGGACGGTTCGCCCAGGATTGATCCGAGCAGATGGAGGGATGACGTTCCGTCTACCGAAGTCTGTGCGGAGTTCCTGGCCGAACTGTTACGATTTCGCAGTCCCCCAGCAGAATGACCCCCGACTGGAACGCCTCTGGCAAGTATCCCGGATACTGAACCATTCGCCGTTTTCTGACGAAGTTCTGAATCTGACCGACATTCAGATCGAGTATATCTTTTGGATGTATGCCAAAGATCATCCAGAAGAAGTAAAATACAATTCGGCGGATACTGGCACTTCTGCATCCCGTCTGATCCAGTGGGCGGACGGACTGGAAGGTACGGAACGCGAAAAGTACGAGAAACGTCCCCACGACTTTATATCCAAAAAAATAGCGGATACGCTGGAACACATCCGACGCGCGGTTGCTGGAAAACAAAAGAACAACAGATAAACTATTTCAATGGCCGACAACATTCGCATCACAGGAAAAAACATCTCCGGACCTCAAGAAGGGGATCTGGAAAAAATGTGGCGAAAATTCCTGCGCAATCCCAATTTGCAGAATGCGCAGATTTTCGATGTAATGCTCAACAACCAGTTTCCCCAAGCAACCAATTTTATCCCAACGGGTAAACAAAAGTCCGTGCGTTCCCCCAAAGCAGATTCGGGCCATAAGAAGTTTGAAGATCTACAGGTATCCATAGTCAATAGAGCCGCAAAAGATTTGAATGCATCCCGTCAGGCGTTCAGATCCGGGAACATTTCTTCCGCCTACAAACTCTATGAACGCGGGATGTATGGCGTATCTGAATCCGGACATCTGTCCAAACTGTCACAGTATTTCGGACAGGAAAAGACAGGAGCATTGCGATTTTTACAAACTCGTGAAAAAATGGTCGGAGCAGAACTAGGAGGCGGGAACGGAGTACCAGGAAAACAGTTAAAAGTCCTCGAACAAATCCTGTCGGCACTAAAAAAGAATACTGGAACCAAGCCGGGGGGAAAGGGTAGTGCGGCGACTACAGCCAAGCCGGGGGGAAAGGGTAGTGCAGCGGCTACAGCCAGTTCCCGAAGGCGGGGATATAAATTTTTGGGCGGAATCGGATCTATTTTGGGTGATGTAGAGGATTTAGCCGCTCTTTCATTAATAGATCCGGTATTCGCGGTTGGTGCAATCGGAGCTTTTGCAGTTGGTAAGTTGGTCAAGGGTTATCGCGGGGCATACCGAATGATTACCCCCGCCATGAATACCCTAATTGCGGCAAGCCAAGTTTCCCGTTTGCTCGGTATGGGAGGACATACGGTACTTGCTCCCCTTAACTTGTCCGGAAAAAGTGCAAAGGTAAATAAATTTTATCATCCTCTGGGATATTCCCCGCAGGAACTTCTAGCGATTGAAGGTGCATATGGCGTTCCAGGAAATAAAGTGCCCATGCATCTATTGGCAACCCTGGGACGAACCAAGTATTTGGGAGGTCTGCCAACCACCGAGATTGCGGGAATGATGCAAAAGCTGGTGGGAATCGGCCATACACAAGCCATGACTGCGGGCAAAATTCTGGTGGCAATTACAACGGCATTCGGTAAAAGGGGGGTCAGTCCTGGAATTGCGGCACCAGCCTTTATGAGTGTGTTCGGAAGCGCTGTAAGCAGCAATGCGCCCGGAATAAATGAATTGGGACTTTATAAATTTGCAGCATCTTTTCTAAAACACGGGGGTCCCGGTGCGCGTACAGGAAGTTTGCAAAATCAGATATATTCCGGTCTGCAACGCATGGCATCCAATCCCAATGCCGTACAGATGACACTCGGTGAAGGACTCCTGTTCGGAGGCGTGAGTTCTTTTGGCGGAATGATGGCAAACGTACATAAATACATGGGGAAGGGGTCCGTAAAGTTTCTAAACAAAGTATTCTCCCATGATCCACTATATAAAACAGACATTGATAAAATGATACGTGGAGGATTCCCTCTGTCTTCTTATTTATATCTTATGACAGCATTCAAAGGAGATCCGCAGGCACTAACGAAACTTGTCTTATCGGAATCAAAATCTTTTGGTCTATCCAAGGGTTTAGTACCCCTATTAGTATCCAAGTTGGCAAATATCCCTCTGACTGCTGCCCTGGCCATGTTATCTACCAACAAAGTAGCTCCATTGGAAGATCTAAAGATATACAAGAAGAGCTTGGCGGGACAGGTCGGAAAAGCTCAAAGACTGACAGCAGAAAAGGCAGCTTTGGGTCTGGAAATATCTTATAAGGCCCTACAAATCTTTGGTCCAACATTGGAATTTGCAAACAAGGTAATTCTAGATGATCTGATCCCAACAGTTGACGAATTGGCGAAAGCTTTTAAAAACCTGCTTGATAAAACAAAATACTCGACTTCTCCGAATACCGCGGGATATTGGCATAATTACTTTGCACATGGAATGTTAGATCCATTTTACAATAGTACCAAGTAGCCCAATATGTCTAACTTAGCCACTCCCCGCATTCGTATTCGTATCTATCCGTTTTCAGGCGGAGAATTTGTTCTTGACGGCTCGACATCACAAGTGCTCCGCTGTTCGGTATCCAAGTCGCTCAAAGATATTAGCGGTGGTAAATTCAACATTGTTCTAGCTCCGGGCGGTCCCGGCGGAACGAATGATCCCCAAACGTGGGATCGAGTCATTACTCCTATGTCGCTCTGTATCATCGACATGGCCCGTGACCGGCACGCGCAAACCGTAATGGTGGGTCTGGTAACGGAAACCACACAGACCGAGATTTGGAATCCCGGAAACAATGTACGGCGAACCACCCAAATATCCGGTATGGACTTCATGTATTTTTTCGTGCGCGAACAATACTATACGCTTTCGGCTTTCGGATTGGTCAGCGCGCAATTGGGACAGGTGGGAGGACTTGCTATAGGGGCCGCACAAAAGTACTCACCCGCACAAGCTGGAAACGCGTGGTATAACGAGGTTCTGGGAGGTAAAACCGGATTATTGTCAGTCGTCCAGTTCAATTTGGGAAATGGAAAGACTGTTAGTCTATCGGATATTCTGGCCGTCCATTTTCAATCCTATATAACTTCTCCGGCGTTCATCCCGATTTATCTCAATTTTCTATTGGAACAGGGCAGTTGGTGGGGCAAGTTTTATGACATTTTCCCCTTCCCGTTTTATGAGCTTCTTTTGTTGAACGCTCCAGTAGGAAACTTTTCACACCCGATCACCGGAAACAAAAATCGTCCCTATGCGAATTTTTCGCAATCTACAAGTTACGTCTCTTATTCCAATGTTACGCAATCCATTTCCGGCATCGGAAAAACATCCGACATCTATCAAGCCGCTCCGCCTGCATTTGTCGCACGGGTCAATCCTTTACCCTATACCTATTACAATTCTTCAAATTCTTCGTGGACGTGGGATGCTACACGCTGGAATCAGGATCTGTGGAGATTTTCTCCTGAAAATCTCGGGTTTTTCGAGACCAATCTGGGATATGGATTGACCGAAGTCAGAAATCTCTATGTAGTAGAATCTGCAACCGCACAGGGACTGTTAGGATTACAAAACACGTTGTTGACTTCAGCAGCCATGACTTTCGGGATCATGATGGATGGCCATTCGATTGAAAAATACGGGTATCGCCCTGAGGTTATGAATACATTGTGGTTCGTAGACGGCAAACGCGGAGTGGTGGCGGTGGCCAATCAGCAGCTTCCGCCTGTCGGATCCACTTCACAACTTCTTTTGCTGTTTCAGGAAATACTTGGGAGATTGGCGTCCTATTACGAACCTACGCCCCACATGCTGTCAGGAACGGTCACCATGCCGCTTCGTCCCGACATCGTTCCCGGAAACCGTTTTGAATTCGATCCGTTCAAAGTCACGACGACAAATTCATCCGATCCATCTGGAAAATATGCTTTTTATATCGAGGGTATTTCACATGACTTTGTTTTTGGGGAGCGTTCGTCAACTACCCTGCAATTATCCCGAGGATTGCTGTTATCGGATTATGCAAACGAAAATCTGATGATCGCCCTGCATCGGGGTCTAACCGATCGCCAAAACGGAATTCTTAAAGAAAACAGCACCATCACAAATGGACTAAAGTATTTTACATCAAACGAATTCAATACCCAAACGTTTTTGGGTCAGCTTCCACCCTTGTTCAGTAATTTTTACACCACTTCTGGTAAATCCTGATGTCAAATATCGCAGGACTGAAAATCTGTCAGGTCTGGCGACACGATCCGGAAATGAACGCGCTCTATGTAATTTTACCCGCATCGAACCAGCCCATCATGACTCCGGTACAGATGGGACGGGAATGGGGAGATGCGGTTCGTGTCAATCAACACGAGCTTCCTGCCGTCGGTTCGTGGGGAGTGGTTCTTTTCCCCGGCGGAGTAGACATCAACGGAATCTGGATCGCCACGATACATCCCTCCATGATGGATGCCCTGACTTCGGGTCCAACCGAACTGGATTCTTTTCTCAACTATAAAAGTTATTTTTCCAACATCTATTGGTTGCAAGATAGTCAGGGAAACGTCTGTTGGTCACATCCGAGCACGGAAACCGGGGATGGAACCGGAACGTGGATTGTCATCGGACAATCTCCCGACAAACCCCCGGTTTACCGACACATTGTCAATGCACAAACACAAGAACAGGAACGGGTACAATTCAAGGATTCTGAACGGGTTCCGGCAGTTCCGGCACCCTATATCCATCTCCATCACACGAGCGGAACGGACATTCAGATTTTTCCCAACGGAAATGCCGTCATCGCAGTTACCGGAAATCTCACCGCATCAGCCAGCGGGGACGTATCAATTTCTTGCGGAACATCCGGTAATATCAGTCTGACGCAATTGGGTCAAACCGTCAATGATTTGCTGGTCAGTAACAATCTTTTGATTGCAGCCTTCAATGCACATACTCACGCTGTTGTGGGGGCGGCAACCACTCCCCCAGACATCCCGTGGACCACTTCTACTGTAAGCATACCGTATCTGGAAACTTTTACACCGTAAGGTACAGTTATAGTCATGAGCAGCTTTACTTGGCAAACCGTTCCCGGTCAACTTCCACCTTCTGTGGTATGCGTCCCGTATGCAGGGAACACCTATCTGGCGGACTGGAATGGTCCTAATGTTTATGCGTGGGACGGAACTACGCTCACTACTAGCGAAATACCCGGAGCGAGTGGGTTCTGTGATGGAATTCTAACCTCGTCAGGGGTATCCATTCTATCCCACGAGGGTATCGTAGCAACCTTTACGGCTCCCGGAGTTTATACCACCGTCCAGAAACCTGTTGGAAACATTTACACCGGAATTGCATCCGACGGAACCGTATGTGATTCAAATGGTAATCTGTATTATACGAATGGAACCTCTACTGCAACACAGGGTGCAAACGGACCGTTCAAGGGAATTGTTCTTTACGGAACCGATTATGTAGTGAAGGGATATGATGTTTTGTGGAGTTGGAATGGAACGGCGTGGTCTTCGTTAGCGGCTGCTCCACCCGGATCGGGGGGATATTTTTATTCTTCAATAGCAGTTGCTACAGGAGGAAATCTAGTTGGGGGAGCCTGCCAGTTTGTACAAACAGACAACACATATGCTGGGGCCTATATGGCAACTTATGTCCCCGGTCCCCCCGAACATATTTTGTATCTCGCCGATACGGAAGATTTGAACTGGCTGATCTCTCCCTATACGGGAACTCCTTACACGCTCACGTTAGCGGACACCCCCAACTCCATGGCCACCAGTCTGACTTCAACCATGGCGGTTGCATCCTGTACCGGTGGATCGGTTTATGTTTTCACATCGGATTTCTCTCAATATCCCGCCAATCCCGGAAGTATCTGGTCTGCCACACAACTTATTGGTCCCATCACGTCATTTTCAGGCGGGCAAGCCATTCAAGGGGATTATGCCCTAATCGCCACATCTTCCAGCATTGTTCCAATAACGAACGTGAACGGAACCTGGACCGTAGAAACGGCAGTAACGGGAGTATCCCCCACCAGCATTTATGAGTTTTCGGACGGGATCAATGCATGGATCGGTGATTCCAACGTAAACGGAATTACTTATCTGATACGCTCCGTAAACGGGTGGATCACAAACGGATCAACGGTTCTTGGTTATGCTCCAACCGCTCTTGTTGCAGATGCCCAAAACGGAGAATCCCTGATCTGGGCAACCAATGGAAATACCCTAGTAGGATTGTCCGTATCGGATACTTTTTCCGGAACGCCAAAATTCACTGTACCGGTAACGAGCGCCGCAGATGGCGTAAATGTCCAAAACGCAACAGCCTTTGGAATACAAAATGTTCCGAATTCAATTTCAGGATCGACGATTTCCAACATACAGGAAACTCAATATGCTCCGCCCTTTATTCTGGTACAGGAAAGTTCCGGTCCAAGCATTTTTATGCACAATGTCGGCGGAGGATTGGCCAAACAGGTTTTGATCGGTTATATCGGAATCTATAACGGAACGTCGTGGACATGGAGTACCGGAGTATTGAATGCAAGAATGGATTCTCTCGTTGCAGCCGGAGCAGACATGTGGGGACTCACGACCGACAATCGCGCAATTAATAACTCTACCGGAGAGATTGTTTCCTTGACTCCGCCTTCTCCTATGGTATCGACTGTTCCCATTGGATTGTCGGGAGGATATTGGAACGGATCGGAACTGATCCTGACGGGATCGTTGGTCGGCGGTCTGGTTTCGGTAACGCCATGAGTTTTATTCCTCCTATTTTCCCTCTGCTTCCGCCAATTGTTCCGATCCCGGAATCGTTCATGACGATCCATCCGCTGGCCAATACGGGAGGACCGTCCATTTTTCGTTTGGCTATTTATGATGCCAATCATCAACCCGTTCCCGGATCGTCTTATATCTTTCCGATCAGTCCGCAGGGATATACCAAAAAGATCGTCAACCTGAGCACGTTTTTCGACACTCCCGGACGGGATAAAAACAATGGGGTGAACCGTATTGTCGATCTTTATGGAACGGCCCCTCCTGTCTGGACCTTCAAGGGAACGACCGGTTATCAACTTCATAATTTGGATGCTTTTGCCTATACGGGATTTCAATCCCTCAAAATCTTGTTCAGGATGATCGAGGTTTATTCGGGTTTGCAGGTTTCCGCCTCCCAGACGGGAAGAAAATCCTATATTCTCGAACTGGATGATTATTACAACGGGGATTTCTATGAAGTGGTCCCATTGGGTCCACAAAATCTTGCGCGTAATGAAACCCGTCCCATTATCGGATTTTATGACCTTAATCTGGTCGGTATCCGCTCGGTAAGCGAACCCGATCTCAGCAACGAAGATTTGGCGTTATTGTCTCTCGTCACTCCGTTCTTTGAAAACCTGACAACTGCGGCGAGTAATGGAATCTCATTCCTGACCGCTCTCTATGGAACCGGAATTGCAGGCATGTTCACATAATCATGGAACTTTATTGGGATTTATGTTATATTACTTAATGGACTGCGTTACGGAGGGTCCGGTATGATGACGTTGCACGCCCGTCTCAAAAATCTTACTCCAGAGCAGGATGCATCCTTATCTGCATACGCGGACCTATTCAATCGGGTAGCCCATCATCTGGCGGCGGACATGGTGCGGGAGGGGCGCGATGCCCCTTCATTCAGGAATTCCTATCAGCGCCATTTTAATATAACCGCCCGTCAATTCAATGCCGTGCGCGTGCAGGTGGAAGGATTGGCGAACAACCGTGTAGAGAACATGAAGAACCTGGAGAATATCCTGAGTGGAAAGATTGCCGTCACCCGTAAACTTCTGCCTAAAATTGAAAAGAAGATTGCAAAAGCGATTGCCGAAAAGCAGTGTGCGTCATCCATTAAAAAGTTGAAGAACCGCCTGCATCAAAAAAATCGCAAGCTGGTCAATCTTTTGGAACGGCTATCCCGAACGATTCATGAATCTCATAGACCTTATGCTTCCGGTCTGTGTTTCGGCGGACGGAAGCTGTTCAACGCTCAGCATCATTTGCTGGAAAATGGCTACGCCAGTCATGAAGAATGGCGTACTGACTGGCAATCCGCGCGCTCCAACCAGTTTTTCGTGCAGGGATCACGTAACGAAACGGCAGGTTGTCAGGGTTGTGTCGCACACGTTAGGGAAGATGGATCTTTCCTGCTGAACCTGCGATTGCCGGGGGGTAGAGGATCGTGGATGACGTTGGGACCGGTCCGGTTCCCTTATCAGGAAGAAAAGTTACGCGCGGCAGTATCGGCGCACGTTGGGATAACGAAAACGAAGCTACCAAAAGTGACCAAAATACTGAAGACGGGCAGGTCATACTCCAACTTCCTTTATCCTGACGGTTTAAGCGCTCTGTCATGGCGATTTATTCGGGATGATAAAGGCTGGCGCGTGCTGGTGAGTTTTGATGAGCCAAAAGTGGCCGTCACGACTGACGCGAAAGCGGGAGTGCTGGCAGTGGACCTGAATGCAGATCATCTGGCGTGGGCGGAACTGGACCGGTTTGGTAATCCCGTGGAAACAGGAAATCTTCCCTGCGTCACCTACGGAAAGACGACGGAACAGGCTCAGGCCATCATCGAGGCCGCGGCACTCGCGCTCGTAGATCGTGCGGCACGACTTAAAAAGTCGCTCGTTCTTGAGAAACTTGATTTTTCCCCAAAGAAAACGCAACTGACTGAGATGAGTGGTGCGCGCTACGCGCGGATGCTATCCAGTCTGTCCTATAAAAAGATTCACGACGCCATTCAGTCCCGCGCAAAGAAAGATGGAGTGGCACTCATGCATGTGAATCCGGCCTATACATCGGTTTTAGGCCGCATCAATTACGCCAATCGCTACGGACTGACCGTGCATCAAGGCGCGGCGATAGCGATTGGACGCAGGGCCTTTGACCGGTTCACAAAGAACCCGTTTACGGGCAAAATTCAAAAAGTATTCGGACTTCGGGAGATCCCGATTGGTCGAACAGGGCGTGATGGCATCAAAACCATCACCGTGCCGGGTAATTCCGGTGCGCAGGTCACCTTCCCGTATCCCGTGTGGAATGCGCGGAAGCATGTGTGGTCTCTGTTGGGCCGGGTTTCCCGAAGAATGAAAGGGGCGCTTGCAGCGCAGCGTGTGGCGGAGCGATCCGACCCTCCGGAACGTAAGAAGGCCGCAAGGCTCGCTGAGGTTCCGGTTGTGGTGGCGGCTTAGGCTGTCCTATGCGCTTGCCGGTGAGATTCCGTCACTCGAATCGCCGTCCTCATCGTTCGGACGACGTCATGGAAATAGTAGTAGTTTCTATAGTTTTGTGAACGGCACGTGACGACAATCAGCAATCAATTCAGCGTATTATCCCGCGCATTCGTCGCGCAAACACTGGTTCCGTTGGTGAATGTCAATAGTCAACCCGATCTGTTCATCGGATTGACCGCTTCTCTTCTCGATCTGCTCTGGATCACCAATCTCTATTATCAAACTCAGATATTGGCAAATGAGACGTCCGCTCTCGAAGAACTGCAAACGGTCTCGCTTGGAATATCAACACCGTTTTTAAACGCACGAATCAACGGGATCAATGAATGGTTGACCACCATCAATTTTTCCTATTTAACCCTGTTTATGAAAGCAGATATTGCAAAAGTTCATCAGGGATTATCGGTTTTTTCATTTCCCGACATTCCTCCACTTATAACCGGTTTTGTCGGAGAAATTCCCCCGCAGACGACCAATCTGGTGGATGTTTTGACTGCGCAGAATGCGGAGTTTTCCGAGATTGCTGCCATCATTGCCCCACAAACATCCATTTCCGGTCAGGCAAAAGACGCGCTCAATCGTCAAATCATAGTCGGAGACGCCATTCTGACGTGGGTATCCAATCTTTCCCACGCCAATCCAAACCTGTCGTTCCAGACGCTCTGGAACCAAAACGTCTCGGTTCCAACTTATTTTGCAATTGATTCTCTGGTCAATCAGGATTATTCCCAAAATGCTCCCCAAAATCAGGTCGCCAACCGGGCCATGATTCTTTATCTGCTCGCCATGTACGCCGGAGCAGCCGCTTCGGGATTATCCCAACCTGCGGGGAATGCCATTCAAACCGGGGTATTACGCGAACACGAAACCATTCAGCAGTTTGCATTCCGGACGACCGGATCATTTGAAAAATGGCAAAACATAGTCGAAATAAACAATCTGGTTCCCCCTTATGTGAGCACTTCTTTTAATCCCGTTCCCGACACGGCTTCTCCCGGCATGACACTTTATCTCCCTCCGGGTCCGACGCTGGTTCCAAGTTCATACATACAAAACATCTTGGGAACCGACTTCAACTTTGGAACCTTTCAGAACGATATGCCATGGACGGGAGATTTGGGAACGTTAACCGGATTTTCAAATCTTCGGTACGCCCTCATTCGCCGATTGCTGACTCCATTGAACGGTTATATATTTGATTCAACTTATGGATCACGTCTTCCATTTGAAATTGGCAACATAAACCAGGGATTCTCCAAACTGGAAACCACACGCCTGTCAGCCTATGCCGGTCGCAGTATTTTACAGGACCCGCGCGTACAAAGAATCACCAAAATACAAGTGTCTGGAAATGTTCAGAGTCAATCTTATAATGTGAACGCATCCCTTGTTCCCGTCGGACTGTCTCCGACGGATTTTTCGGCGACCATTCCGTGAACTCTATACAAGATTTGGCTGATTCCCTGAACATTTCGTTTCCATCTCCGGTATCCGCCCTGACGCCGGTAATTTCAGGACTGCAATTGATGACCGCTCTGGGATCGACTGTTTCAGACAGTACTGCGGGGAGCCAGATCAGGACGCTCCTTTCGGTTATTGGGGTCCTGCTCGAACAACAAAACGTATCCACAACCCTACAATCACAAACCAATTCAATTCTGGCCGCTTTCAGTCTCTTTGGAATCACGCCAGCCCCTCCCGCCACCGCATCCGGAACGGTCGTTTTCAGTCTCTCAACACCCGCAACATCAGATATTCCACTGGGAGTCGGAATTGGTGTTGCAACCACGGGCGGAATACTGTTCACGACTACCGAGCCCGGTACACTTTCAGCCGGAAACACTTCAGTATCTCTCACTGTATCAGCCCAAAATCCGGGAAATAGTGGAAATGTTCCTGCTGGTGCCATCACCGAAATAACCAGTTCTCTTCCCTATCCGTTATCGGTCAACAATCCCGCCCCCACCTCTGGCGGGTCAAACGCCGAATCAGTTTCGTCTGCGCTCTCAAGAATGGATACCTATTTGGCATCATTACCGGCATGTACGCCGGTCGCAATTGCAAATGGCGTAATTGGAATTGCTACTCCTTCTGGAGAAACTTGCAAATATGCAACGACTTACGAACCATGGATCGCGCAAGTTCAAGCGGGTAAAACGACCGGATTCACGGTGGGCTATACGGTCTATATCGACAATGGATCGGGTACGGCATCCGCTCCCCTGATCGCTCAGGTTCAATCTACAATTGAAGGGACTCCCGGAGCGGGTCCTGCGGGAGTGCCGTTTTCGGTAGAAGCGGTCACGCCGCTTCCGATCAATGTCACCATTTCCGCCACTTCGGTCCCGACATTCAATGCGGCCATACCAGAAATAACCACATTAGCGCAAAATGCCGCAACAGAATACTTCACACAACTAAACTTTGGCGATCCGGTAGAAATTTCCCAACTGTTCGTGGCGGTCGGAAACGCAGTTTACGGATTTGTGACGGGATTGAATATCACACTTTCTCCCGATCAGAACGTCATTACCGTTCCGCCTACCCAACGGGCAATTTTGAACTCTCTCGTAATTCAGATCGTAAATGGATAATCGTTCGGTCATTGATATTCTGCGGGGGGTTCCCTATACTTTTGTATCGGACCAACCCAATTTTCTCAACTTTTTTCAAACCCTGTCGCAAACCCTGACACAGTTCACGACCGGAAACGACGCGCTCACGACCCAACTTCTGTTCAAGACTGCTCTCGGTAAATCGCTGGACACCTTCGGGGGTCTGCTCGGAAATCCGCGTGAGAATGGAGAATCCGACACACAATACATCAATCGGATCTTGACAGACTATAACGGACCATTTGGTACTCTGTCAGCCATTCAAACGTTCATCCAGAACCTTTATTCGGTTCCGGTATCCGTCGTATCTACTGGAACAGGAGGGGGATATAAAATCTCATTCCTTTCTCCACTACAGGATTCGATCTATCAAATCATAGCCGAAAATCTGGTCTGGATCAGACCTGCCGGGGTACCATTTTTCCCCTTTACGATTGTCGGTGGAGGAAGTTATCTGACGACAGTAAATTATTTTGGATCGCCTCGTATCACGGGATCGTATCTGTCCCTGCCGAGCAATTTCACTTTTCCGTTCTCATTACAGCCAAACACCAACAACATCATCAATAAATATCCGGTCATTATATTCACCGATCCTGTTTTGCAAAATACGGTAAACATTCCGCGCGTCATTCAATCCACTGATCCAAGTTCTTATGTGATTCCGACCGCATTTGCTGGTTCGGTCACTGGGGGATCGCCATTATCCGGAACATTGTCCGCCACTCAGCCTTCCGGTCAGAATCTTCCGCTCACGTTCGCAATTGCTACCAACCCTGCTGACGGAACCGTCTCGATAACGGACACCTCTACCGGAACATTCACCTATACTGCCAACGCAGGATTCGCAGGTGCGGATTCCTTCACCTTTACCGCAACCAGTATAGCCGGAAAATCTTCTCCGGCTACAGAATCACTAACCGTACAGGTCGCTCCGACCTCGATCAATGGTTCGGTCACGGGGGGATCGCCATTATCCGGAACATTATCCGCCACTCAGCCTTCCGGTCAGACTCTCGCGCTCACGTTCGCAATTGCCACCAACCCCACTAACGGAACCGTCTCGATCACGAACTCCTCTACCGGAGCATTCACCTATACCGCCAACGCAGGATTCGCAGGTGCGGATTCTTTCACATTTACCGCAGCCAACAGTATCGGAACCTCGAATTCTGCGACTGAATCAATTACCGTATCCGGCGTTCCGCCCTCTCCAAACACGGTGACCGGAAACTTGTATGTTGCAGGAACCGAAGTGGTGACCTTACAATGACGACAAACGCATCCTATATCATGTCTGCCTCACAGCCCTCGGGTCAGACGTTGGCTATTACCTTTACCATATCTTCGACAACCTTCCCGTCCGGATATACAATTGCTCTGGTGGGAAGTCCGGTAGTTTCGGGTCAGATAACCGGACAGGCGTTCAGTATCACTCCGCCATCGACCGGATGGGCAACTTCGGGAAGTTACAATATTGTTTATACAGCGACCAATAGTGCGGGGAGCGCTAACGGTACGATCACATTTAATTTGGCTCAGATAGCCGAAGGATCGACCGCATCTTATAATGCTTCTACGACGGCATTATTGACGGAAACTATGCCAACCAACAATCCGGCAGGAGAAGCAACGGGTCCGATGAGTGCAGGATCGGAAGCGCCAGTTTATGGAACTCTTACAATTTCTGATGCTGCAACTCTGCAATATCAATATCAAGCAACGTCGGCACCCGATACGGACCAGTTCACCCTCAACATCAATCCTGAAATGTACTCATTCTCCACTCCGGTCGGGATTGCCTCCGCAACCCAAACCCAGATTAGCACCATCACGACGACAAACTATACTCCGGCCACTGCGGCAAACGCTTCAAAAGATTTGGTCCTCGGAGTTAGTTATCCTCTATCCTTATCTACTTATGCTACCGGAAGCAGTTTAACCTACGATTTCGGCAGTTCCAGTTCAGATCTGGATATTACCGGAGAAAACACATCAACCGGAGCTTTCACTGTAGCTTTTGTGACCGGAACTAAAGCAGGTGCAACGGGAACACTGGATTGGTCGTGCAGCAATCCCCAATCTTCTTCATCTCAGGCCACGTGGACGTTCACAGCCAAGAATCCTCCCACTTGATGGTGGAAAAACCAATTTTAGTGGTAAGATAACAAAATGCAAAAGCCAGTTTTCTCAAATGAGCAGTTTTTATCTTCTTCCGTACTCAATACGGGAGTAGAAAATACCATTGATTCGGTGAGGGATGTTTCAGGCATCCTGTTCAATCCGGGATTGGTAAACCAATCCACATTGGCTTTTACTTTCAACGGTAATTTGACCGTCACTCTGAATGCCCAGCTTCCATTTGCCGCATTATATGGAGATGGCACTCTCGCGCATGCCTATGGAATCACCAACAATTCAACCAGTACGGTTTATTCCCTGAATTTTTCCTCTTTGATTCCGTCTACCGGATCGGTAACGGCTTATGTAGTATCCCAAAAGGCCGAAATTGGTCAAAACCAATACATTGTTTCCGGTCCCCCGGTAGGACATCCTGACTATAGTCAGAGCTTTGTCCCGTATTATGCATATGCCGAAACGCTCTATTCCCAAAACATTTTCACAACCCTAACGGCTCCCGACAACATAACCTATCTGGAATTGGGACGAACCACCCTATCGGCGGGTCAGACCATAATTTCTACAATCGACACCAGTTTTCAGGTTCAAGCTTCTTCCAATGTTATCCCCACTGGACCTGCGGGCGGAGTTTTGACCGGAACCTATCCCGATCCGGGATTGGCAGCTACCGGAGTTACGGCTGGAACTTATGACGCTCCAACAATCACAATTGGGGCCGATGGACGGATTACGGGTGCGGGAAATACTGCGGTAGGAGGGGTTTTGACCGGCACGTTACCCGATCCGGGACTGGCTGACACAACTGTTACGGCTGGAACTTATGACGCGCCAACGATCACAATTGGGGCCGATGGTCGGATTACGGATGCGGGAAATACTTCGGTAGGAGGAGTTTTGACCGGTACGTTACCCTCTCCGGGACTGGCAGCTACCGGAGTTACGGCTGGCACCTTTACCGCTCCCAATTTGGACATTGGTGTTGATGGTCGGATATTATCAGCCGTATCAAATAATTTTACTACCAGCGAAAACGGCGGAAGTGCCCTTCCCACTTATTTTACAATTGGACCCATCATTTTCAATTGTTTTCAAGTTACAATAGCTGGCTCCACATCAGCTTCATACGTCCTTCCAAAACCATTTACATCGGGGGCTATTGCAGTTTTAGTCAGTCTGAATCAATCGACGGGCGGGGGTGTCCCTCCGTCCGCAATATGCTCCACCACAGAAATTACGATTGATAATTCAAATAGTGGAACAACCACGTTTTCAGCCATTGCCATAGGAATCTGATCCCATGAAAAAACCGGTATCCAAACTTCAGATCTTGTCGGAACGTCAAGTTAGCCTTGAAAAACGGCAAAAGAAATTGGAGGATTCACACATGAATATGGAACAGGCAATCGTCGAGTTGTCTTCCAATGTAGAGCTTTTGTCACAGAGAACAGACGAACGAATCCGGGTTATGGAAAACAAAATAAGCGATCAGTTCAAGGTGTTGGGTGGAGAAATAATCAAAGGATTCGGGGAACTGAAGGATTTGTTACTTAAAAAACGCTGGTTTTTCTTTTAGGTGCAAAAGCACAGTCTTCCTTTTCGGGAACGTCTAGCCCTTTCTCTGGTAGCTAAATTTGCGTCGTGGACATGGATTCTTACCGAACTGTCCGTGATCGTGATTTGGGTCATCCTGAATGGTTTGGGAATCATGAACTGGGATGCCCCGCCATTCGTATTCATGGGCATTCTCATTGCCATTCTCACCCTTTTTCTGGACAACGTGATCTTGATCGCAAACTCATACCAGAATCGCAGTCAGACCAAGATGCTGGAATACATGATCGAACTGGGAAAGGCCCAGTTAGCATCCATGCGTTCGCAGGAAGAAAATCTGGAAGCACAGCGGGAAACTTTAAAACTACTCGAAAAACTGTCCCGGGAATCTATAAAACTTGAAAAGGACTGTAAGACTACTAAAAACAGATATAAAACCCCCCAAAACGTACACAAGCCCTAAATTTAACCACTGAACGATTTTAGACCCACCAGAACCCCATTGCCTTGCCTATGACCATAAAATGGTGCGGTGAGCATAATTTTAAGACTTTTAGAGAGTCGGTGGCATTCCAAACACAGAATTCGCAATCGCTTGTTTGCCCGCATCAAATAGAGCCTTACGCGCCCATAACGAGGGTGGAGAAAGTGCTCCCTGAGAATATCGAATCGGAATTTGAATATACGGCATCACCTCCGAATCGAGTTTCAGTTCTTCCGCCGTAAAACTGGACAACGTTCGATCCAGAATCATTTTAATCGTGGCCGCCAATCCCAATTTTCCATAATGCAACTGGGGATTGTAATTGGATTCGATCCGGATCAAAACATTGGTTCGTGCGCTCCCCCTGAGCAAATCAACCGGATCATTGTCACACATTCCGCCATCCAGATAGCTGCCTGATCCGATCCGCATGGGTGAAAATACGATGGGAAGAGAGGCTGACGCCAAAAGTACATCCACCATGGGAACCAACGGAGTGGTCAAACTGGAAAATACATGGGGTGTGGCGTCAAGAAAATCGGTTGCCATGACAAGCAAGGGTATTTTGACATCAACCATTTTTCTGTTTTTGAAACGATCCGTCAGCAGTTTTCGGAATGATTTGCGACTGCTCAAGTGTTTTCGGAAAATAAACCGGAAAGCAGACAACCAATTGATTTGCAGGGCTGAAGAAAAATCAGCCATAGATACGTCCACCAACACTTCAGGATCAAGTGTGGCGGCATAAAGAGCCGCGATAAACGCTCCTCCACTGGTTCCGGCAACAGTCTTTACTTCATATCCACGTTTCAAAAGCTCCCACAAAGCTCCTGCATGAGCCGGAAACAGGAATCCAGAACCAGAAAATGCAACATTAATTTCTTTGTTCATTGATCAACGTCTCGCCCCCAAGTAAGGCATCGAATTTTGCTTTTTCTACCGTGCCGCGTTTTTCTATCCGAACGAGTTTTTCCGCCGTTTCCTTGCCGTCAGCACCTTGCCCAAGCAGTTCAACGAATGACTTGCCTTGTGCAATGGTACGTTCGAGAGAAAGCGCTGTCGGTTTGAAGCCAGCCTCAGTGAACGCGCGGGCAGCAGCAGCCATCTGTACGAGCTTGTCCCAATGCTGCTCTCCCGGAGTTGCGCCATTGAGCCAGTTATAAAGCGTCTGGCGCGAGACCCCGAAAACCACCGGCAGATGGGACAAAGTGCGACCAAAACCGGCTTTCACCTCCTTCATCAGGTCGGTATAGGGAATGCCAGTTTCGGAAAGATTAATTTTTTTGTTCATTGGTCAAATGTCTACATTGTATGCGCGATAATCCATGCCGGACACGTCAGGATGCGAATACGTTCCGTCCTCAAGCGGTAAATGATTATATTTGATTGTTTCCTGTACGACTGTCCAGCCGTCTTTAGTTGCTAATTCCCATTTATTAAAGTTTATCGGTAAATGCCCACATTTAGCTGCTTCATGGGCTACTGTCCAACCCTCGTCAGTTGCTAATTCCCATTTATTGAAGTTTTCAGGAAGTTGATTATACATGGCTGCTTCATGTGCAACCGTCCAGCCATTTTTATCTGCTAATTCCCATTTATTAAAGTTTTTCGGTAAATGTCCATAACAGGCCGCAACATGGGCTACAGTATTACCCATATTGTTAGTTAACTCCCATTGATCAAAGTTTTCCGGTAAATGTCCATAAAAAGCTGCTTCATGAGCTACTGTCCAGCCATCTTTCGGATGTAATTCCCATTTATTAAAGTTTGGTGGTAATTGATTCCTGCTGGCTGCTTCGTGAGCCAGTGTCCACCCATCTTTTTTAGTTGTTAATTCTTCAGTTACCAATTCCCATTGATCGAATTCAGGAGGTAATTGGTGACTGGATAGAAGCTCACAGGCTGTTTCAAATGTGTATTTTTCATTCATGGTTAATACCTCAATTATGAGAAGATTAATTCCAATAGGAGGATACACCTCCGACAGGACAACCAGAATTATCTGTTAATTCCCAATTGGTTTCCCTGTTTAAAGGCTGGAAATTAGAGCAATCAATAGAAAGAAAGTATAGCACTTTTCCTCTAAAGGTGTTTTATTTGGAGCGAATCTGGCAAAAGCAGCCGCTGATAACGGGGCCAATAATGCACAGATAAACGGAAATGTGGGTGTAAGCCAGCTATGAATGAGTAATGCTACTGTTATAGAAGCAAAAGCAACTCCGGCAGACCCCACGTGCACTTTCTCCAAGTCCCCAACAATAAATTGATTTACATTTCCATAATGAATTACTAATTTAGTAATAACTACAGATACTAGAGCTACTCCTGATAAGGACATAAGAATTTCTGGCCATAGACCACCTAAGTACCATCCCATAGCTGGGAGGCTGAAAGCTAGAATCAAGTATCCAGCATCTTGTAACTGAAACCATTTAACTTCGGTTAAATAGGCAGAAAGTGGATTTCTAAATGGTGGTAATGCTTTACGATTGATAAATTCAGTTATAACATTGGATAAGACGAAAAAAGAAATTACGGCATAATAAAACCAGTTACTCATGACGAATACTCCAACACTAGTTCTGGCGGATTAATTTCTTTGTTCAATGGAAGTCCCATCTCGTGTCTTTGTGAGCCACAGTCTACCAGAGAAATGTCCGGATTCCAGTAACCAGTGATCAATCAGAAAAATAATCTTGCCACGTTCCTGTGCCATACGAGCCAAAACTTCAATCAATCGATCCAGACCCTCGGAAGATATTCCGGTTGCCGGTTCGTCAAATATCATGATGTTGAATGAGGTGTCAAACAGAGGAACCAGTGCCAAAAGGACGGCCAGACGCAATCTCTGTTTTTCCCCTCCCGATAGGGATACCCAAGAAACATCTTCCACTTCCCGGTTTCCAACCCATACGGATAGTTCTGGCTTGACAGTGGAATCGACCTTTGTTTTGGTGGTCTTCAACAGAACCTTCCAGTCCTCCATTCCTATTTCCGGTAAAATGCCCGCAATTCTGAAATTGAGATGCGTCAGGAAATTTTCCACGCAAGACATCTGAATCGGCTTGATCCGTGAAATCCAGAATAAATACTGGTCCAAGGACACCGACAACCGACTACGTTCATCATTAATTCGTTTTTTTTCCTCTTTGATCTTGATCAGTTTGTTTTTAATCTGTTCTTGTTGTTCACGCATGTATCCGATCTCTCCTAATCGGCGTTTTAGATCCTCCCGTCGTTCGCATGCGATCACATATTCGTGTTCGTGTTGTTTATACTCCACCGAAGCTTTCTGATATTCCCTTAGTTTCAAATGGTATAATTTCATGTTCTCTTTAATCAGATTCTGTACATTTTGTTCATAAAACTGAATGAAATTCAATTTACGAATCAGTTTGTCCATTTCTTTTTTGGTTGTTTCCTGATCAATGGACTGTCCGCACAAGGGACAAAGGGAACCTTTCAAATTGCGAAAACGACCAAGGGCTGTTTCAAGCTCTTCCATACGTGCGGACAATGACCCCAGAAGTTTGTTTTCTTCCTCACAGGAGGGACGTTCGGGACACTCCGGACGAATGTCGGGGAACAGGGGGGGAATATCCCCCAAAAAATCCATTTCCCCCTGCAATTCCAGCGCCCTTTTCCCCCAATCTTCTTCAGACAGGCCGGACGCCAGAATATCATAAGCTTTATCAAGAGCGCTTTCTTCTCCACCGGTCGCGGAAATGGCGTTTTTCAAACGATCCCGTCCAGCAGATAGGCGTACACGCATCCGTTCCCAAATCTCCAACATCAGATAACCCTGCAAGAACTCCATACGTGCAGCAGGTGTCCAGTCCAAAAATCCTGTTGAACCCTGAGAAAAATAAACGCTTTTGAGCCATCCCAACTTATCCTGTCCGATCAGCCGATCTACATCTTCCTGAGAAGCAGGTTGATCGTTCAAAATCAATTTCATTTCTTTGGAACGGGACGTTCTCTTGAGTAAATTGGGAATCTCGTTTCTGGAAAAACCGATTTCGACTGAAACTTTGTCAGCCCCTGTTTTGGCCACCTGAAATCCGCGCTGACCCTGAGCGGTATATCCAAAAAATCCCCACATCAGAGAATCGAACAACGCGGACTTTCCGATCCCGTTGGTTCCCATATTGGGATTGTCCAGATTCTCCCCACTTACGCTGTATAGTCCAGGAACCGTTGGAAATTCAAACTCGGCGTGAGAATAACACTTAAAACAATTTATTTTCAGACTTTTGAATTCGAGCACAGTTCCGCCTCAAGTTCTCCAACCATGAATTGTCTGGCCTCGTCAGAAATATCGTTTTGGGAACAAAACCGATCCAAAACCAACTTGGGATCTTTATCTACAAAAGAATCTTCGTCATTCATCATTTCGTTTGAAACATACGGTTCTGGTTCACATTGAATGGAATCTATGATCCAGCCGTTTTCCGTAATAGCTTTCGCAATAGATTCCCGATCTTCCGTGGGAATTTCGTGTTCGGACCGAACCCTCACAAAACTGCCCCTCGGCAATCCGAGACGGGAAACGTCTTGAGACGGATCCCACCGAACGATACATTTTTCATGTCTGACAGGTAAATCAAACCACTCTGTATTCCCACTTTCAGTATCCATAACCAAAACCCTTGGACCGTAAGTATCACCAAAGTGAAGATGATGCGGTGCACCCGCATAGACAATGTTTCTGCCGATCTTTTGTGAAACATGAACATCTCCTCCAATCGCCAGATCATAGCCAGAAAAAAATTCCGGGCTGATCCCACGTGGAGAGAGCATTCCATTTTCCATGCGACTGCCACAAACCATGCCGTGAAAAACGGCGATTTTCCCTGGGTTTTTCGGAGACTCATCCCACGAAGATCCGAAAGGATAACAATCTACAGAAAACCCTACAGAAAACCCATTCTCTTTCATGGTTTGTGGATGTCCACAAACAACCAACACGTTTGTCAACCATCTGAAAATCCGGCACCAATTATTTTCCGGAGTGAATCCGTCGTGATTTCCGGCAACCACAACAACCGGAACCGGGATTCTGTTGAGTTGATGAAGAACCTTATCAACAAAAAGGGGTGAATGATTTCCCTTTTTGTCGAATATATCTCCCAGAATATACCATTTATCTGCCCCCACCGGAAGCAGACGTTCAATAACATCAAAACGATAGTTCTGATCTGAATCTTCTGACAAATGCCAATCAGACGTAAAGATGATTTTCAAAATTTGATGTCTTCCACGGATACTAGCCGGATAAGCCTGTAATCATAAACCGGACGTACATCAGGATGATGTAACAGTATCGTGTAGTCCGATCCAATGAGTGTATTCAATGTTTCAATCCCATCAGAAGAAACCAGGCCAAGCATAGGTTGTCGATCTTCCTGAAAAATTAACAACGGGTATCTTTTGTTTTTATTCGCCAGTTCATATAACCTAACCCAAAAACAGGATAGTGGACCCTTTTCCGACACCAGAAATTGCAACAATCCAATTTGCCGGTAACGTTTACATTCAATCACAAAACTATCCGTTAGAGCAAATCCTTCAGGCCCTATTGTGCTAATGTCCCCCAGTTGATTTTTCCGATCAGCGCACAATGTCGCTCGACCTCCAGACATGGCACTCCGCCAAAACAGGTCGTCCCGATCACATTTTGTCATCGCCAAAGAAAACCATTTGCAAACATCCCGCTCGAACTGGGTGCCCTTCTGTTTTCCTCTGCCGGGTTTAGTTTTCAAGATGTGTCCTAACCCAAACCGGGTTGTCAATGAACACGGTTTCAATATCTGTATATAAATCCCGTAAATCTTTTTTTATGGCCTCGGTTCCAGCCCTCACATCATCCTCTGAAGAATGCCCATCTGGGAAATAATCTTTTGCTGTCTTCTCGTATCCAACCGTACCGAAAAAGGCTAGAATCGACTCGATGTCGTCCAGTCCACGATTATAAAAAATCTTCAAAAGGGCTTTTCGCCATGGGGGCGCAACCGAATTTTTGCGTACAGTCGCTTCTACAGATACTCCGACCACACGTTCCATAGTTTTTCCCGGCCCGACTTTGCGAACCAATTTTTCTTTTCCTTTGATGGTGAGTGAAACGATTTGAGAAGCATAAAAATCAAGCGCTTTTCCGCCCGCCCGGACATATTGATTTCCATAGACCACTCCGATATTTTCCCGTACCTGGGAGAGAATCAAAAGGGTGATTCCGGATTCATGTAACGGTTTTCCCAATCTTCTGAAAGCTTCACTCATTTTGCGTGCTTTGGTCGCAGGCATGGCCTTTTCTGACATGGTGCGGCCTAGCTCCATTTCGTCTTCCAGCGCATCCAATGAATCCAGAACGACTAATCCTCCGAACCCCTCTCCTTTCTCCGCCATCTTTACAATACGATCATGAAAATCCTCGATTGTAGAACAGTCATTCACTAATTCAGCCCCATTCGGAAATCCGAGCGTACGCGCATAATCCCAATTCAGTCGGCGCTCGGAATCAATATATAGAATCGGTTCGTCCGGCCACGAAAGATTGAACTGTTTGCATGCGGAGATTGCCAACAGGGTCTTCCCGGACGCTTCATTTCCCCAGATGTTGTGGATCAGGCCCTTGGCCCATCCCGAGCCAAGAGCCATATCCAACGTAGTCGATCCCGAAGAATAAAAGATTTCGGTACTGACCGGGGGTAATTGTGGAATGTCCACCACAACAGAAGGAAATACACGTTTCTTACGCATGTTTTCCTTGCATGGCAGCGGTTTCCTCATCGCGCAAGGTATGTTGCATACAAACCTGGATAATTTCAAGAGGAGACATGCCTTCAGTATTGATTCCGTATTCTTTGATCATCTTTTCCAAATTTTCTTTTTCCAGAAAGGCAGACATTTCGATGGATGCGGTGGGAGGGGAATCCAACTTTACCCTTTCGCCCATGGGAACAGACGAGAAGACCGGGGCTGCACGGGGGCCGCCGATTGGCGGTCCAAAACTTTGATTGCGGACTTCGGGTGCATAATTCCTGAACGATGACGCGGAAGCTTTCGACGCAAGATTTTTCTCGATTCCGGAAAGTTCCTTGTCTTGATCGCTCAAATCCTCCACGCCACCCAAAATTTCCGCTTTGAGAAGATTCTCAAAACGTTCAGCCAACGAATTTGTCACATCGTCGGGCAAACGAACAAACTGATCATGAATGGGATGTTCCATGATCCACGTAATCAATTGAGCAATCTTTTCGTCGGTATTTACAACCGGTGTTTGCACGAGCGAAAAAGTCATGCCCTCATAGGACGCATTTCGGGCTTCGCTTCCCGTTTTTACGAATTTAAGATTGAAATCCCTTCCCGCAAACAAATCATCAAAAGACGCCATTCCGGTTTCAGCCGTTTCCTTGGCGGTAGAATAAAGCACTTCAAACACCCGTTTGGGCAACAACCACGCCATAGGTTCGCCGGGAACCTTGCGATCAATGATATATGTGGCCCATCGCCACGACCGATGCGCATACAGACTGTCTTTTGCTTTGGGATATTGTCTTATCAACTTGTCCAGAACTTCACCAAAAGGATCCCTTGCATCTGGATCAAACATGGTGGGACTGGCGACTGAAGATCGATCCGACAAAACACCATAATACACACAAGCCTTGAATCCCCACGATATTCCTTCCGGGGGAGTTGGAAGCGTAACCGGAAGAAACCGGATTTTTTTATCTCCCGCTTCTCCGGGTCGCCAGATCTTCAGTGCAGGATTGATATGAGAATACTGCGCTTGAGAATTCAAATGTTTCAGTGTGTTTTGGTCGGCGGAATGGAAGTTTCCGCGATAATACTCTAACAATTCTTTGGATGTAGTCATGATTTTCACCTTGCGTCAGTTGAAAAATAATTGGCGGTATATAAAGCGGTCAAATCTCGTAACATGTGTCCTTTGATTTTCAATGCATTAAGTTCGTTATCCGTTTCAGATACCCGAGTGTGTGCGGCTAGAATTTCCCATTCAAGTCGCGCACACTCGGATTGCAAATCCTGGTATCTTGGGTCGCTGATCACATAACTCTGAATGGTAGCTTCAGTCATTTTTCGTTCGGATGTGTTGAAGGTTGTACGATATTCAAGTTGTAATTGAGCTTGCAGAAACTCGTGTTTACGTTTAGTTTCGATCAGGGACTGCTTTAGGTTTTGGAGATGGTTGTCCAGTCGAGTACGTTCTTCCGAGATTTTTAGCAGTTCTCCCGGATGGCGGCAGAGTTCTTGATCCAATGCCATCCGGTCAATGTGAATTGATTTGGGTGTTTCAATAGAGTTCATAAAATGATTTTTCATCCGGGTAAATGCTAAAACAAAGGTTAATTATAATCGTTCTACAGAAGTTTGTCAAGACCGTTCCTCAAGTGCCCCCCAAGAAGATCCAGTGGAAACCGACACTTCAAGGGGTACGTTGATGAAATCAAAGGAAAAATTAGTCATCAATTTAACAATTTCCGGTATAAAAGACTCTACTTTTTCGGGGTCTATAAAAAAAGTCAGATCGTCATGAATACAGATGCGGGGAGCCCAATCCGGGTCGTCTTCGGAAAGGGCCCGCTCGAACAACCTCCGAGCGGCAATACCAACCAAATCAAATCCCAAACCCTGATTGGGATAGTTGGTCAGTTCAGTATGGGCAAAAGGACCGGGAATAAATCGTCCGGTGAGCGTTCTCACTCCTCCCGTCATTTCCAATTCCTGTTTCAGTTCTTCGTGCCAATACCACACCCTTCGATATTGGTCTTTGAAAGCATAAACCAAATCTTGTATTTTTTTAAGCGTGCGTTTTTGCTCGGCTGTACGATCATCATTTCGGCCCATGTTGAATCCCAAAACCTCCATCAACCTGGGAATACCCGCCCCATAAAATAACGGAAAAGTCCATTGTGATTTGATTGTTTGACGAAACTTTTTAATGTCCTCCGGTTTCGGTTCTTGAGGAACCATGCGACCCGGAAAGGCTTCAATCAAACGCTGAACGGCTTCCATGTGAATGTCCTGACCAAGCCTTATTTTTTCTATCAAAACTGGATCTTTACAATACATAGCCAACGTGCGCGCTTCGAGTTGTTTGTAATCACACGCCACAATTGTTTTACACGGATCCCGTACCACGGTGCGCACGGAATGATCTTTACGTTTGGGCCAGTTCTGGATATTGGGTTTTTCTGAAGACATTCGACCCGTAATGGTTCCCGTCAACCGATAGGATGGATGAATTGGGGCACCAGTCACTCGTTTTGTCAGGGGAAGAACATAGGTTGTCAACAACTTATTAAATTCACGGTAGTTCAGAATTCTTTTTGCAACTGGATGATTCACTTTCTCCAACGTCTCTTTTCCCGTACTCTCAATGAACAGTCCTTGAATGGCAAAGTATTTTTTCACTTGAGCATAGGAACCGGGATCAATATGCAAATCACTCCATTCTTTTTTATAGGATGCCAATTGGCTGGTCATTCCTTCAACCAAATCCTGCAATCGGACATCATCAACCGGCAATCCCCGATAATGCATATAAGCCACCCAAGTCAGGTTTCTCTCCTGCATGTCCAAAACTGTTTTATCAACTTCGACAATTTGCAGTTGGTGTACCAAAAGAGTGGCATAGGCATCCAATGCGTTATATACCAGGAAATCACGCTCATTTTGAATGAATAAACTGTCCAACGGACTATCAAAACTAATCTGGGAAAGGGATTTAACGTCTATTCCAAGACGGTGTTGTGTAATGGTAGAAAGTTTACCCTGATGTTTCGCAGATGCATAGATAACATGTCTTCCTTCGGGACGACTGATCCGGGCATTCAGATGATAGGCTTCTATTAATGTGTCGTGCCAATCCCTGCGAAAAATGTTAAGACCAAAAAACTTTGCCATCCACACAATCTCGAACAATGCGTTATGAGCCAAAAAACTTCCAGCATACGTTTCCAACCAGACTTCAAAATATCTTTTATTTTCAGGGGTCAGGAAAAATGAAAGGACACGGGGCGCAGGACCTCCCTGTGCCAGAGCAACCGAAATAATCTCCGCTCCTTCTGCAAACGGATCCAGACCCTTAGTTTCAATATCAATGGACGTAATTGCATCTTCCCCGTTGTCCATTCGGTTCAATTGGACGACCAGATTTTCAGGGGCAATCATAAGAGGAGCCTTTAACATGCCCTCATTCCAAACAACAGGATCAGAATGCTGTCCGGAAAGAAAAGAGACGGCTCGCTCAAGATCCAGTTGTGCAATACGAACCCAGTCAAACGGAAGGGATTGAGTAACAGGTTCGGGTAAAAAGGCAAATCCCCAAACCTGTTTTCCAGCATAAATCACCGGAAAACGATGTCCGTGCCAACCCCCAATTCCAGACACATTAAAAAATTCAAGAAGGGGATCTTCTCCAAAAGCAAAAATAGCATCCGGAGATTCTTCGCAAATCTCTACTCCGGAAATAGTTTGGGGGGCCGCCCCAATTACTTTCACGCGAATCGACATTTGATTTCCTCTTTCGTCATGTTGGCTACATCTTTAAGTTCATGGGGTATTTTTTCAACCCGCACATCAATCCCCTGAGAAGCAATCCTATCCCGCATTTTTTCTGCATCCCGCACCGCATCCGCATCCAATGCCAGAATCACCGGACATCTAAATCTTATGAGTTGCATCAATTGAGCCTGAGAAAGACGTTTTCCTAACAACGAAATTCCCAATAATTCCGGGTTTCGGCACGCATTGAGTTTCATGGCATCGAGGGGCCCCTCCATCAAAATAATTTTTTTAATGGAATTCCTTTCATAATTTCGAGGGGTGAACAAGACATCCGTCAGTGACATCGTGGCACCCTCCCGCACACTCAGTGATCGATAGCGAATCGGATGATTCCCGATTGTCCGCGAGGTCCATGAAACCAGTTGGTTTGCACAATATACGGGAAAAATGATCCGAAAGGCGTATTTTCCCGAAAAGGCCACTTTCAGATCATACTGCTCCGTCAAATACGATAAAACTTCCAAATCGAAACCCCTTCCCACCAGATATTCGACAAAAGGATCTTCAGCACATTCAAATCTCAATCTTTTGAATTCCCCCGGCATTTGGAGATGTTTGATAAATATCTGTTTTTTTTCTCTTTTTTGTGTGTTTACGGGGAAAAATGCAATGGAAGAAGATATTCCCATCGAGTGCAAAATGAAACGCGCCGTTCTGCCGTTATGTTCGGCGTTCCGCAAACAATACCAGCTCCCGTCAGGGAATAAATTAAGATGTGCGGAAGGATCATCTCCGCACAAAGGACAGGCCACCACACATTCGGCGTTTCTCATCTTGCTGTGATGTTGCCCATAATGGGGGATATTATGGGCATCCAATAATTCCGTCCAAGAACTCATTGCATACGCTCGGGATGTTGAAAAAGCTCTTTCATGAGATCTTTCCCTTCCTTGACGGAATCCAGAATCTGTTCGTCCACACTGTCGGCTATGTAGAGATCATAAAAAAATGTTTTGAGATTTTGTCCCATACGATAGATCCGTCCTTCGGATTGTGCACGCACAATGACCGACACCGGACTCTCATAATAGATGATATAGTTGGCCGCCTGCAAATTCAATCCCACTCCACCTGTAGCAGCATTCGCCACCAAAATTCTTATGTCCTCCTCGGTGAATCGTCTTACTTGCTCAGGTTTATAGTGGGTTTCCCCCCGCAATGAAAGATGAGAAATCTTGCGTCGCGTCAATTCACGTTCAATCAACTCTCCCGAATGAACATATTCATGAAAAACAATGGTTTTTTTGTCCGGGGGTATTTCCTCCAACAAGTCCATAAGTCCCATGAGTTTAGGGGGGTTTTTCATATCCTGATCGCGGAAGGAATCTCCCTTTCTAACTCGAACAAAACCTGCCGTAATTTGTCTGCGCAAAGTGAAATTGGCCTGTATCTCTCCTTCTCCCAGCCGAGCCTCCGTCTGAATCCGCGCACATACTTCACGATAGAAATTACGTACCGAATCGGTAAACTGAATCGGAACCCGTATGAACGTCCGTTCCGGGAGATCCAGACATTCGTCCGGTTCGTAATCAATCACCGTTGGATCGAGCAAAGTTCTCAATTCTCCCGTTTTGCGTTTTCTGAACTCCCAAAGAGGAATTGGAGAAAACCGGTTTCGGATAGGTACAAAAAATCGTTCCCGATATTCTTTCAGACGCTTTCCCAACGTCCGTCCGTAATCCAGCAAATAAAGCTGTGCCCAGAGCAGAATCGGATTTTTACCGAAAGGTGTGCCAGTCATGGCTATTTTCAATCTCGCATAGCGAATCAAATGAAATGCCACCAGCCATGCATAGGTTCGGGGATTGCCCAAACAGTGACATTCATCAAATATAATAGCATCAAAATGCGTCCAGTTTTCATCGAACAGGGAAGTTATCAGATTCGCACGGGTTCCGCCTTTGATGCGCGGGTGTCGATAAAAAATAGAAAGTACTCCGGGGTAATGGAGCAAATAGACATCGGCCTTTTGCATCAGACATGCTTGGCGTTCCGCGCGAAGTCCATGAACTTCCACTACGGTCAGGGACGGCGTGAACAATCGTGCCTGATCCCCCCATTGTGAACTCAACATTTCGCTCGGAGTAAATACCAAGGCACGACGGAGTCTCCCCGCCTCCTTTTCTCTTCTGATGACCTCCAACGCAATCCGGGTCTTCCCGATCCCAGTACCCCCACGCAAATAAAGCGTTCCCCGTTCAATGGCGGCTGCGATGCACCGTTTTTGATGATCCATCAATGGACGGGATGGATCAGTATCCTCAACCTCGGGCAATTGGTCAAGTGGCAAAGTCTTGAAAAGTGAGGCATTTCTCATGGATTGTCTCCGCGAATCCCAGAAAATTATACAACTGAAATTGAACATTGTCAAGCATCTCGTCCTCGACAGACGTGGTCCTCTCTCAATACAACATACAAAAACTCCTTGTTGCGCACATGACTGATCTTCCCGACTTTTAGCCCCTGGGGATTGTAAATGCCTATCTGTGCGCCGACATACCGTTTGAAATCGTTTTCGATAACCGTCATCCTGGCTTTTCGATCATACAAATGGGAAATCATTTGTTCCATCGCATCGCGGGCCAGATACCCCTCGTTGTTGAAGGAAACAATCTGAACCGGCGCTCGTACGTTTTCGAGAAGGCGTTCCATCGCTGCGGCAAATTGTGGACGTGAATTAAAAACACTTTTCCTTTGCCGTATATCCACTCTTTTGCAGGCGACTCCATAGACTTCCGGTTTATCCCACCGAATCAAGGATTCCCAAATATGGTAGTTGCTCAGGTAAGAATGCTGGTTGTACGGGGGATCGAGATATGCCAGATCGCCTTCAAAAACCGACAGTGCGTCAAAAACGTCCAGATTGTAGGCCATCCCCTTGCCTTCACGAGCACGGGGCAAAATCCCGGGCACGCGTAACTTGAGGTCGTTGTGGGCTCTCGGAGCCCAAGTTTTCAGATACGCCATTTGCAAGCCCGTCGTTGAATCCACACGATCCGCTGCTTCCATCAACGAGGTGAGAATCACCGCTTCCAGCTCGGGTTCGAGTCCTTTTTGCAAAATCGCTTCCCGTATGGCGTCCACGCGTTCGCCG